TATGCCAGTCTCCACGACTATCAGCGACATAAAAGAACCGCCAGCCGCCAAGATTCGTCTCCCATGTGCTGTAGCATTGGGCGGTGGACATTCCCCTTTCCTCAATGAGCTTCAAGTGTCTATCTCGCATTTCTTTCTTGATAGAGTCATATTTTTGACTCGTCACAAGTTGATGCGGATACCAAATTGACCCCGTTCCTACGTCAGGGAATCCCGCAATCTGTTCTACTGCATTGAGAATCATCTCGCCAGTAAAGGTTGTTCCATTTACAGTGATAGTGTTCATAGCCACTCTCCTTTCATGTTTCCATAAAGGAAGACAATTTATTCGCGAAGCCGCTATTTATGTATCGAAGGGCGGCTGGTCCTCCGTTTGGTGCCCCATCGGGGATTTGAACCCAGGACCGATCGGTTATGAGCCGACTGCTCTAACCAGCTGAGCTAATGGGGCATATTAAATGGGCTGCTTTTAAGACATTTAACCTTAAGAGATGGCTTGCTACAAAAATATTGAGATTGCTCGAATCCCTTTCAATTCAAAAATATGATTTGAAATATTTTTACCATCTATAAGGCACCCATTTTGACCTAATTACATGTCGGAGTACTTAGCGGCAAACCGGCTCTGCTGAATCGTCACATACAGCTCCTGCAGATATGCCTTGATACGAGTGGTACCGTTGTCATCCCACAGACGAGGACGTACAACGATATCAGAAGTGATAATATCAGCGCCGTCGAGAATATCGAGGTCCTCTTCATCGAGCTTCGTCTTGTGACCATCGCAGATCATATAGATTTCGGGCTTCTTCCAGAAGTTGAAGTTGATAGACACATCCAGAACGTGCTTGGGAGCGTCGCCCTCGTTCCGAGGACGCAGAATCCGAACATTCCAGCCATCTTCGCTCAGATGCTGGGCCATATCGGGATCATCAACGACTACGGAGAAGGTTCGGAAACCTTCCTGGCGCTGATACTTGGTGGGACGACCAGAGAAGTTCTTGAAGGTGATCTCGGCATTCTCGAAATAGATGTTCTCAGGGTTCAGCATAGTTTTGTTCTCCTTTAAATGAATATATTTTAGCGCAGTTAGCGTACTGCAAAAAGTTTATCGGCATGATCATCCTCCCAGGGTTGACCTGCCATTTGCCAAGGACTAGCTTGCGGAATATAAGGATCATCAGAGATGAACCACTCCGCATCGCCATATTTTGAGATTTCCTCAATGGCCGCATCAATTTGAGATGTATAGAATCTCATGTCGACATTTGCTTCCATTGCGGTTCCACGAATTGCTTCGGATTCCATCCAGCGATATCTATCAGCACCGCCAGCAGAATCGTATTTGATGTTACCAAATTTATCTGTATTCTGACGGAGTAAGATGCCTCCACCAGAACCAGGTGCAACAGGCGTAAACTGACCAATTCGGCCAATAAACTGCAGGCTATGACCAGCGGCGATATCCTTATCCAGCTTTTCAAGAATTGCCAAATGTTCCTCTTCAGGTTGCAGGTTCTGCTCAAGAAACAGCTTGATATTCTTTTCGAAGAACTTCTTACGCTGCTTCTCAAGATCGGATACATCTGGCATCGACTCATTAAAGTCTAAGAACAGCGCGGAATTGGATACCTGGAATGTTTCACAGAAGTCATCAAAGACAATTTCATCATGCGAGAAGAGTGTTTTAAAGACATAGGGAACGGCAAACTGCAAACCAGTAGCGGTCCACCAAATATCTTTTCCGGTCTTCTTGTCTTTCTTCGGGGTCTTGAATCGAGCAACATAGACCGCATTGTTGACCAAGCAGAATTTATCGAACTCAGCCTCGGTCTCGAATTTGTAACCATACTCCATACCGAATTTGATCACGAAATTGCGAATACGATCGTCTGCATCAGGGATTTTGATCGAATCTGTCTTGATATGAGCAACTGTATAACCAAGATTTTCAACTTGCTGTTTCAAGAGCGTCATAAAGAGCGCACCGCGTTTTGCAACAATGTTGTCGATATTTCGAGGATCTCTGAAGAGGTTTTCGAATTTGGCACTTGTCAGACCGTAAATGCTGTTAATAACAATCTTCAGGGCCTGAGCCAAGGAGTCAGCAAGCTCTTCTGTCAAATATGGCTTCAGAGCACCCTCCAGATAAGTTCCGGCTAGCTCGAAATCATGGTGCTTGATTGCAACACGTGCGTCAACGAGCTCTTCCAATCGTTTGGTATACTCGGGACCGAATACACATTCGAAGATCATGCTGTGTGGATGCATGGAGGCAACGTCACCATCCCAAAGACCGCCATACATGCCAGGACATCCATAAACACGTCCACCTTCGCCAATCTCGACTCCCAAATATGTCGAGATTCCTCGTTCAAATTTATAACCTTTGAAGAATGGCAGAATGGAATATGTTTCAGGATAGTCTTTTTCCGGATCAAATATCTCATAGATCGGAAGGCCCTCCTCATCGAATACGTGGAACTGATAATCTGGACCAAACAGCTCTCGATACTCTTTGTATTTTGACGGCGGAACAGGCTGGCCCAGATCACGATAGTTGAAATGCGACTGAGGAGATTTGTTTTTGCCAAATATAATACGACCAGACAATGTGTTTGTCGTATCATTGACAGTTGCACGCATTCCGTGAAGCTTATGTACAAGCTCGACCTGAATTTGACGTGCTGCAAAGTCGCCCCTATTCTTTTCAAATACCGCTTCAGTTGCCAGAACATCATTGTCGCAATACTTTGCAACTTCTTCCCAGAGTTCTTCCGGAACTGGCCGATCCCAGGGAAGGCTCATTTCCTGATGGTGAATACCCAACTCGATTTCCCACTTTTTAAGACTCTGTTTTTTCGAACAGAAGTCGTAAACATCGGTATAGGAAATGTCATAGGCGGATCCGAACATCGCATTTGATCGCTTCTTAGCCACAATATTCTGGCTCAATTCAAAGATCTGTTCATTCGTATAACCGAGCATTCTTGCATAAAGAATATGGTTATCATAACGACGACAGTTGAATCCAACCAGCTTCATGTTCATAAGCGCCTTTACTTCAAGCGGCGAGGGATTAATCATTCGTGTGATTGTTTTGCCAGGACCTTGTTGCTTCCAGTTAATTAGAAGTAGGTTCGGATAAACCTCGCAGTCGAAGAAGACAAGCGGGTCATCATCATTTGTACTTTCGTTGGACATCTCAACAGGTTCTGCTGATTTGAAGTGCATTTTGCTCACCAGTTTAATACAGTATTTTGACTGATTCGTACTGGAGGCCGCTAATCCAAGCACTGCATTGCTTAGATCAGATACATCGTACTTCATACCAGACTCGTAGGCATCCTCAAGAATCTTGTAGATAAAGTCGATACTGGATCTTGTATCTGCATGGATTTCTTTGTTGATGTTACGCATTACCATGATTCGAAGTCCTTTTTCACTCTTGATCTTATCAAGATTGACCACGGTCTTTTCTCCTTTCAATGGTAATCCACTACTAATCGTAGCAATCGGCAAATCATTGCATTTTGATAGCATACGCCGTAGCGAGGACCCACCATTGAATACTTTCACCTCAATGTATTCATCATATACACGACTCAAGCGCAAGGGATCGCCAGAATATAAATAGTGGAGATGAATACCTTGACCGGACTTACTGAGTTCTGCATATGTCGGAGGCCACTTGCTAGCAGCTTCGTAATTCTTTTGAAAATCCTTTTTCCCATCTTTTTTTAGATCGAAGTCGATTACAATATGCTGAACAGGGACTTTCACATAATGCAATTTTGTTGGATCCAGATCCTTAAGTTGAGTTTTAACAGACTTCCAAGCGAGTGCAGGCGTTTCATTTGTTGTAGCATATTGAGCAGGGCAAAGTGCACAATCTTCATCGAATACCGAAGTTGTATGATCAGAGAAATCCAACCATTTTGACCCTTCAGTTTTCTTAGGAGGTGCCTCTTCTGTGGATCCTTCCTCGCCATTGAGCATGCCAACCTTAATATCTTTCAAATATCCACGAACTCGTACACCATCCTCAGTATAATATCGTTCGTAATATTCGTGAAAATATAAGCAAATTTCCTCTTTGAACTTGTTCCGAGGGAGAGGTTTATAGACATTTGCCTCTTCGCAATATCCCTTATACATATCCCAAGCATCTTTCATGCAGATGCCATCTTTTCCATCCATAGCCGCATACAGTTCCTGCATGAAGTTATAGAAAGAGTTTGTGACAGTCATCATCGCTTTTGGAATATAGGAATCGTAGTATTCGGGATCTGCCAAATATACCTCCCGGCAATGCCAAGCAATTGCGCCAAGTTCAAAGCCAACCTGCTTAGTAAGTTTGTTATACTCTCTGAGAGGAACCTTTTCTCCACTCGGAGAAACGTCAATCAGTCTTCTGAGAATACCAGATCGTGCGTCTGTGATTTCAACAGGCTTATTCGAGCCTAAGAATAAGAACGAACGGAATCTGGTTTCATATAAAGATTTATGCTTTTCATTGACGACCATTGTCTCATGAGAAACCAAACTATTCAGTCTGGTATTATCCTCAATACGGCTCAGATCGCCATCATGCTGAATGGCCACCAATGGATTCGATTTAAATGATTCCAATGCAAACTGATTACTTGCACTTGCAAGAGCCTTTGCATCGAATACACTATAATAGCCATCAAAAAGTTGCTGGATAATGTTCAGTAAAGTAGATTTACCAGACCCAGGCGGGCCATACAATACCAGGAATTTTTGAATTCGCTTGCTGTCGCCAGTTACTATCGAACCAATAGCCCACTCGATCTTATGACGTTCCTCAGGTGTGTACAATGTTCCGATCAAATGATCCCAAGCATTGCACTCGCCTTGTTCAAGAGGATATGGGAGACGCTTGCTGACATAATCTGTCTTTTTAACTTCAACATTCGAGAATGTCAAGGACTCATCCAGAACATGATAGTTATCTCGGCATTGACGCTGACAATATGCATGCCAACGATCGATCATGCCATTTTCCGCATCCCACATATAAAATGCTCGTGCACGCGACTGAAGATCGGGAGGCATTTTGTTGAAATATGCTTCGACCTCCTGGTCAATCAGCCGCAATGCATCGAATTCGTCCGTAGACCACAAACCCAACTCTTGAATCCAGATGGCATAAAAATCGCCGCCTCGAATCATTAGATCTGCAGATCGCTTGACGATGAATTTAGGAAATACTTCGATGCCCCCAGCCCGATTGGTTCGAGTGGCAACCATCATGAAGTCGAGCATGAGGACTATCTCCCTTCTTTGATTATACTATTAAGATATTCGCACATTTGATACCAGATTTCAATGTTTCGGAAATCTTTTTTAGTTCCGGGAACATAAAAGAGACTACCATTTCCATCCGGAGAATATTCTCGATCCATAAAACGATCAAGAACCATGTCGACATAATCAGCATTATAGTTAGAGTCAGTCATACCGCTAAGACCAAGCGAGACGATCATATACCAAAACCACTGGTTCGTACGGTCGCCGAACTCACTACTAGCCATAGTCTCTTCTTCCATTCGAAGTGCAAGCGCAATCATAACCTCGAGAACACTGCACTCGTACTGGTCCAGAAGCGTTAAAGTATGCTGAGAATGTCCGGCATAGTCTCCGAATCGATCTCGAAGCGACAGCCCATCTTCCAAACGATTCCCATCCATAGCAATATAACTATAGCGGAAAGGCGTCTGAAAAAGATGTGCAGTTAGTCTCTTCCATTGAATGGTCTTCGAAACGGAAGCATTGACTCCGCAGATCATCTGGTACAAATATTGATAATATTCCCACCAGAGCTGATCAGCCGTCAATAGGACCATCCTCCTCTTCGCCATCAACGTACGGCAGAACCTTGATCATCTCATCATAATTGGTGAGACATGCATCAATTTCATAGTCGATTTTATCGACATCATTGCGCATATAGACAGTGTCTTTCTCCCAGTCATCGAAATGATTCTCAAAGTCGCCAACGGTTTCGGGGTATACATCCGGATCGATTACGATTCTAGGGTTGTTGTCGTAAGCAAGGACTCGGTTCTTCTCATACCATACGAGCATGATCTTCTGATACCCGTTATCCGCATCAAACTGTTCAGGAGGGATAGAATATGGTTCGCATTCATCCTCATCCCCCATTTTGACCAGAGTTTTAGTTTCCAATTCCCCATCTTCGTTTTCCGTAATCTCTGTATCGACACGGAACGGAACATCGCGACATTTGGTGTAGTCCTTATAGCGATCCTGAGTAAAATGCTCAGAGCTCATACAGGATTTCTCATGAACTACTTCCTGCATATCTTCCTCTTGTTTGGAATTGTCCATTTTGACCTCAACTTTCTTCTGGGGATTATTGGAATAATAATCTCGAAGTTGGTCCGTTACTGCCGCAAGAGTATCTGATTGCTTTTTGACCATATAGAAATAGGTGGCGCCAGCCCCGAGACCCGCACCAACTATCGCGCCAATAGCAAAACATAAACTTTTTTTCATTTCTTTTCACCTCTTATACAAATGGATCAGGAATTAGGTGATTGTACTCAACTCCACCACCATTAGGTTTAGTGGTGAAGTGATTATGTCGGCCATCTCCATAAAAATATCGGAATATATGTGGAAGAACACGATATTCTTCTGTTCCAGTTGCCCAATCCTCAATCACGAGTTTTGCGAGATCATACAGCTCGTCAGTGACAGGATTATCAGACTTGTAACCAACAAACTGTCGCTTAGCTTTGATACAAGTCGAAATATCGCCATAACCAGCATCAACCCGATTGAGAACTGCCCACATAGCTTCGGCGCTTTGATAGGTTGCAGATCGATCGCCAAAATCTGTATGAAGTACAGGAAGATTCATACTCTCACCATAGCACATCTTGGCCATGTTTACAATATCTTCTTCCGAATACCATTTTTTCTTAATTTTTGGTTCCTCGATGATAATCTCAGCTTCCTCGTTGGGCTCTATTTTGACCTCTTCTTCTTTATCGGAAGCGATCACATAAACATTGACAATCGGAGGTTCCTGAGGTTTTTCAGTAAGCTGAGTATACCAAAGCATGACCGCCATACCGGTTAAGAAGCACAATATGCATGTTAAAATAGCATCAATTACGCGAATTTTCATGAATTAGAATTCCTTTCAGGTTCTTGTTTGAAATATGGGCATTTGGTCCAATTGCCATGAGGTGCAAGCGTGCAACATTCCGCGAGGCAGTCTGTATTCTTAAATTTTGGATGATCGCATTTTGGAAAATTCGGATATAGTTTTTCTCGAACCCCGAAAACAGCTGCCATATAAGGCCCAATAGCCATAATTTTGCGGTTTTTAAAATAATGCTCAATTTCTTTTGGAATTTCTGTAGGATCCGTCCAAAGGTTTGTTTCTGTTGGTCTAACACCCGTATTTCTGCAATAATAATAGATCTGATCCTCGCCCTTTTTGCGAAATACTCTGCAACTAAGACTCATAATTAGCCCCCATTATACTGGTCCCAAACCCCGCCTTCAGTTACGAGGGATAGAATATCGCCCTGGACGTTAAAATCCAGAATAATAGAAGGTTCGGTGCCCTCAAGGAATTCTGCAGCCTTCTGAGTATGAGCTGTAAATATGCCGAAGTCAATGCCTTCGTAATCGGCATTTTGATAAACCCAGCCAACAACACTGCCAGCCTTAGTCGGACGAAAGCCCAGACGTTCGTACACCTCATTCAGGAAGATATAGCCACGAGTTCGAATTCTCTCATTGAAATAGTTCTGCTCCATCAAGAGAAATGCACGGTTATGATCTGCAGAAGGCGTCCACTGAGTAGAACCAACCTCATCGAAAATACGAGCATACTGACTCAGTTTATCACCATCATAAGTCAGAACCTCTTCCTTGGTCTCCTTCACTTCTCCAGTTTCGGGGTCGACAACCTGATTCGCAACGATCTGCTTTTCAAGGCCATTTTTCAGCATGAAGTCAACATCTTTTCCATACTTGTTAACAACACGCTTCCGATAGTTCATGAAGTCGGTGCTTAGCGCAGAATATGCAGCGGCCAGAGCCACATTTCGTTTCTTCAAAATATGATGCCCAGCCAGAATGCAAGTAATGGAAAGAATGCCTAGACCAACAGGAAGTGCATAAGTTTTTACCATGCCAACAGTGACCTGCATGCCAATGGTCTTACGATCTTCCTGTTCATTTTCCTCGGTATACTCGACTTCATTGTTTGCGGCGAGTTCCTTCACATCCTCGATATTCTGCAGACTCTTTCGTGCCTCAGCGATGATATCGTTCGCTTTAATCGTCTGCTTGCATGCAATGATAGCTGCAATGATCCCTGTGCCGATGCCTGTCACAACAAGAATCTCAGGGGAATGCTTCTTGATGCCAAGCTTGGTCTTTACAAGGATCTGGCTAGCTTTAGTTGCCAGTTCAGTTTTTTTCATGATCTTTCTCCTTTATTTAAATATAAATGTTAGTCAATGGGCATCGGATGCGGCAGATGAATTACCCAACCACCACGAGATGCCGTGATATATGCATTTCTAAGGTCACTCCAGCCAAACTTTTCATTACTAGGATCGATGATGTTCGTACGGCCAATGATATCATAGAATCCATTAACCGTCAGAATGTCATAATTGGCGATTACATTCTGCATTTCATCAAGAACCCTCTGGGCGTCAACTCGAGACTCGAACCAGACATTCTCGATTTCCATTCCGGAGTTCTTTCCAGAATAGACGTACTGACTGCCATTGCCATTTGATTTTCCACTCGAGATTCCATTATAGTTGATATAACTTTTGCCAAAGGAATTAGTGGCTTTTCGATCTGCATATGCATCGCCTTTTACGAGATAATTGATAGCGCCAGTGACACCCTCGACAACTGCCCGCTGAATCAGCGGCGTTACGATCTCATCAAAAATGAAACTTTTCATAGTCTGGCCAGATGCCGGCTTAATGCCGACAAACACCTTTGACCAGAGACTTTGCGGAACTGGCTTAGACTTTCCGCTGACAACGCATTTCAGATCGGGTTTCTCTTTTTTCTGAGCTTGTTTGTTTCGCTCTTTTAAAGTATTACTCGGATACTGTTCCATTTTGACCCTCCATCTTAATTTGTGCAATACCGGACAGCCCGAGTCCGATACCAAAACTTAGAAATATAATTCCGGTATAAATTCGATTTTGAGGATTTCCAATTAATCCCTCTTGAATCGCTTTGTTCGCTTCTCGCATAAGCTTAATCATTGTGAACATAAAAGCTCCTTAAAGAATAAAGGGAGAGACCTTGATAGATCTCATCCCTTGTAGACTCCCTAACTCTTCATAGTTAGATCTGACGATGGTTTACTCCTCGGCTTCGTCCGTATCCATAGTCTGAGCTTCTGCAGCTTCTTTGGCTGCCTTCTTAGCAGCACGCTTTGTTTTGATTCTCTTGGCTAGCGCAATTCCGCCCAGGATCAAACCTGTCGCAACAGCACCGCCAACCATACCAGAACCAAAGCTGCTACTGCTTTCGCAAGTGCAGCCGCAGTCTTCTGCGGTCTCCTCAGGAACCATAGCCTCTTCGGGCTCAGTAACCTCAGTGTTCTCCATAACCATATTCTCGTCCATTTTTATTTCCTCCTATAAATATAGTTTTTGGGTATTTCTACTCCATAATATGAGTAGATTTTTTCGCGAAAGAGAAAGAGGCCGTTAAGACCTCCCACTCTTTAGTCTCTGCTGATCAAGATATTTGCACATATCCCGAACACCAAAGAATCCCCCAAGTTTTGCCGCTTTGGCAATGCTCTTACCTGCCTCGCCAAGCCAATATAGCTTATCTTCATTTTTTAAAGTATTTTCAGCTATGATAGCTTGAGCTTTAGCAACCTCGAGCTGTGCAGCCATTCCGACATCACTTCTCATAAACTTTGGTTTTCGAATAATGATCATATAGATCAACTCCTTTCCATAAAGGAGTCAGAAAATGTCGCGAAACCCCGAATTACCAGGGTTCCACGTCATAATATTTCGGTGCAAACTTAAAGTCCATCACCAAAACAGGCCGCTTTTTGAAATCCAACTGAGAACTGAAACTCAACTCGATCATCTCATTGTGATTGCCAATCTCCCAAGCAAAGAAATCTCCGTTCTTCGTCTGTGGCAGATTGATTCGATCATAGAAGTCGTTGAGCGAAACAGTCTCGCCGTCCAAAACAGTTCGACTCAAATCTATAGCCGCTCTACGCAGAACCTCAATATCGGAATAGAAATATCGGCCGTTCCAAGCGTCCATACACAATGTATCGCCCTGACCAGTGCTGATAATCTCCCCATCAACCGGCGGATTATTATTAACACGATCCTTGTCGATTGCTTCCCGGACTTCTTTTTCTTTCTTTTCACCGACAGTCTCAATTACTTTCTCAGAATACTCCTTGAGACGAGATTCAGAAAGTGCATAGGCTGCTGCGAGTGCCGCATTCTGCTTCTTATCGACGTTATGCGCGAATATAATCATACCCGCAGAAACACCGGCCAAAGCAATAGGCGGCAGATAATATTTCCAGGTTACCTGAATATAATCCTTGATTGTCAAAGCAGGGTTCTTCTCATTATCCTGCAAATATTCGTCATGTTTCTTGCATTTGCGTTCCTCCAAGAGCATACTTGCCTTGGGCGTTACACGAACTGCAGTTACACCAGCGATCACAAAACCTGCGATACCTCCGCCGACCATAAGACTTGTTCTATGTTCGGATGCGAAGGCCATGCCCATATTTGCGAATTCTTTCAGCTTGGTTAGCTTCATTTTGATCTTTCTCCTTTTTTAAAAATGGAGGAGCGTGTTAACGCTCCTCCTTGTCGTTGCGAATCTCATTTTGATTTGTTACGAAATCGAGACCCGCTTTAGCAATCGTTCCAACAGCAATCAAAGCTGCCGCCGCGATCTTTGCAATCTTCATTCCGTCCAGTTTCTCACTCATTTTGATTCACCTCCATAAAGGAACACGTTTTTGTCGCGATTACTATGAAAATATAAAAGGAGAAGACTACAATCAAATCTGACTGCAGTCCTCTACCACGGTTTCGTTAGACTCGATAATGAACTTACCGAACTCATGCATGAAACCACTGATCAGGCTAACCATGGTAAAGCCACCAATAGCAGCAACCATAATTTCCATAGCAATGTGCAACATAATTCATTCTCCTTTATATTTTCATTATTTTTTTATTGTCTTTCCTTTCCATAATAGAGGATGAAAATGTCGCGAAACGAAGAGGTCATGAAGACCTCTTGCTAAGGATGAACCATGCTAATATACCAATCGATAATCCGATAATCCAACATAAATCTCGAATATATGGATTGCTAACGAACATTTTCATCACCTCCATAAAAGGATACGATTTTTTCACGAAAATATAAAGAAGAAAGGGCTCGAAAGCCCTTTAGTTCTTCTTTTTCTTTTTCAAGAAATGCTTTACAATCAAACTGATGATTAATATCGCAACGATTACATCGCCAAATGTTAGCAGGAATGCCGTGCCCCCAATAAGGAACACGATTACTGCTATAATTGCCAAAATAATCAATGTGATAATCAATGCCGCCAATGTGATCATATTATCACTCCTTTCCATAAAGGAAGTAGAAATATCCGCGAAAGGAGAGAGACCTTGATAGATCTCATCTCCCGCAGATTAGTCCTCTTCTTTTTTCCAGAACATCAGCTTATGCTTAATTTTCCAGAACTTTTCGCAAACCCAATCCTTGACATCATATGTCATAGCAATGTACCATCCGGCAATCTCAACAATTGAGATCAATGCACAGATGCCGCAAAGTTTTCCATATGCCTTCCAAGTAATAGGCTTATCTCCGAATTCCTTCAGCTTCTTAAACATATTCAAATCCTCCTAAAATATGAATTTGGATTTCTCTCCATAAACTAAGAGGATTTTTTCGCGATCAGCTTATAATTTGACCGATACCGTAATCTTGGTAATCTGCAGTCGGGAGAAAGGGCATGTCTATGTAGTAGCACTCCAATCCATCGTCAGTGGTCTGTAGTCTGTGCTCGAATTCGATCCAACCATAGCCATAGAAGGCAACACCTGCGTCCTGCGACCAGCCAATATCATCGCCTCCAACAATCGGGTAGATTCCAAGGGCGTCAAGGAGCGTGTTGAAACTAGCGTACCCTGCAAGTGCGAATTCCCGATTAACTTGATACTCTGCATCGATGACCTCCTTCATCGTACGATTGAAGTACTTGTTGTAGTAGGGAAGATAGAATAGAAGTTGCTCATCGGTATCCCTCGGAAGCTCTCTCTCTGCCTTCATCTCAGCTTCATACTCCTCCTGGATCTTGCAATAGGTTTCCTGGTCAACATTGTTACGGACGACTTCCTTATATCGTTCGTAAGCCTGTCCAAGAGCCATATAAGCGCTCAATAGCTGGGATTGAGTACGTTTATCGAGGATATGAGCACACCACATGCATCCAATGGAGGCGCTGGAGACGATAGCAACCGGCCAATAGATACTCGCATAGGCCTTGACCTTTTCTATTGGCTCCATTGCCTCCAAATTACCCTCATTTTGAAGGATTTGCTCAGCTTTTGTTGCTTTTCGAGTTAAATAAATGCTTGCACCAACACCAATGGTCGATGCAATTGTAAGGATTTCTGGAAGATGCTTCTTCAAAAATCTGCCGCTTTTTTTTGCAAAATATTTGGTATTCATGAATGCCTCCTCAAATATAAAGGCTAAGAGGCCTTGATAGACCTCCTAGTCAGACTTGTCTTACTTTCCGATCTTGATCTTTCCAATGAGATTTCTCGCCGTCGGATGTGACCATGCTCCGGTATCCTCGAATTGAATACAGTCCCGAATCAACCGAGTATTTACGATTAGTGGTGCCACGATCCCAATAACAGTTACGCCCAACGTTGCAATCTGAATGAAACTATCACCAGTAGCTTCCTTCAAATCTTTCCGTAACGCGATAAGTTGATCGAGTTCATTGATGCACTCATTTCGCTCATTCTCTGTCTCAGCCTGCCTCAATTCTTTGGTCTTTTTCTGGATCATGCGATCCAACATAAATGCACTCATCATTTTGACCTCCAATAAAGTATTAGACTTCCGTCCATAATACAACATGTTTTTCTCACGACGAAAAGAAGAGGCCCAGTCATTTTGACCGAACCTCATCTTTGTTTAGACCTTAATCTCAAGACCTTGCTTTTCCAGAATATCCAGGAATATCAAAGCTTTCTCAATGTCTCGTGACTTGATCGACTGCGCACAAAGTCTTGCCAATCCCGGTCGGTTATCTATTACGAAGAAGCGTTTGATGCTTTTGTAACGCATTAGCATCTCGGTTGCTTCATAACGCAATGTAAGCGCCGATAGATCGGACTGATCAATTTCGCAGTATCTGACGACACGAAAACCGTCTTCAGCTCCACCAATTCCATAAAGATATAACTGTTTCATAACATACCTCCTAAAATATAGATCTTTCCATAAAAGAGGCAGATTTTTTCACGAATTTCGGAACTGATCATTCAGCTTATGAATATCAATCCCGAATTTCTCTTTTAGTTTGTGCGTGCAAAGCCACAATTCATCTTCTCGGTCAGTAAGCTCATAGCGTTCGCACATAGCATGAAGGTCCTTGCTAAAATTGTTGTAGAATTCCATCAAACGCTTCTCGCCAAAACCAAAAATCAAATGCAGATTCCAAAGAATCATAGCATCGATTTCGTCCGTATTATTTCGGTCGTACTCCTTAATGGATTTTTGAATCTCCATATTGAGAGCATGCTGTTCTTCATTGGTTAGATCCGCTCCAAGAAGAACCTTGCTAGCTTTTTTCACCTTCATAAATATCCGTCCTCTGTTAGCTCCTGGATGACTTCCAAATAGGTGTCACCCGTGCAATATTCTTCGCCGTCGATATAAGCGACCCAATGGCCGCGCTCCTGAGTAATATCAATTCGACTCTTGTTTTCCATCAGATGCCTCCTGATTTGTATTTAATCCGTCACTTGCGGCCGCGAGTAATTTGGCGGCGACCCTTGTTTGGACCTCGACAATGTAATTATACTCATTCTTGGTGAGTGTGTCTGGATCATTTAAAGCCTCACTGAGCATGCTCTGAGCATCCATAATCTTCTGGTTGAATTTTACATATTTGTCTGCAAATTTCAACTGTGTTTCAACATCTGCTTGCATATAGGCCTTCATAAATTCACAATAGGAATCCACATACTCTTCATATGCATTGAGCGTTTCATACAGTTTTGGATCGATATCTGGCTCGGTATCCTCAATTACTTCGGAAAACTCTTCCAAAGGCTCATTTTGACCCGGGTTCTCAGTAGGTTTGGAGTTGCACCCAGTTAGAAAGAAACATGCGATCGCGAATACAATGAAAATATGTTTAATCTTCATTTTGATTCCTCCTTAAATTCACCGGTAATAAACTCGGAATATGGAAGTGTCTTAATCCAATCGCAGAACGTAACACGCCACTCATCCTGCTTGTGGTTCTTGCGCTGTTGGTACATATGGGCAAGCACCTGATAGTTAAGCAGTTCTGTACGCTTCTGATTGTAAGAGCTCGGAAGAAGCTGGATCATCTGCCACCAAATATCTTTCGCAGGGAGACCTGTTTCTTCCTCGGTTTTAAGCGCCGTCAAATATTTTTCACGTTCATGATTAAGAGCATTGCAAGTCATCTGCAGAAGACCTTTGGGCGTATAATAGCATGTTGCGCCATCAACATCAACTGCTGTCAGAGCACGATCCTTAGAAATATCGTCTCGTTCTTCATAAGGAGTCATGTCGTCCGGTCCAAATAAGTGCTCATGACTGAAATCATCAATGGTAAACTCTTTTGCAGCAATCTTATGCATCGTAGAACAAGAGTTACCAACAGTTCCTACCTTATAGGTGTCAAATTCCTTCCACCAATATAAAGGTGCTGTGATATCGCAAGTAACGATAATCATACGAAACAGTTTTGCGTGTTCGTCACCAGCAAGTCGAAGCTGTTTCATACGCTCATAGTCATTCGGTCCAATGACAGGAAACGGCATACAGGGAGTCCATTGGTATGCAGTCACACCGGGGGCGATCTCATTGGCTTTTAAGACCATGTTCTTCATGACGGTATCGCTACGGTCCCAAGAGTTCATCGGATTACGCATACCGCGAATAGCTGCTTCCCAGCAATAAGTTTCAGTTTTTTCAATTTTCAGCATTTTCAGCTTCCTTTCAAAATGGCAATTCCGAGCATACAAATCCAGCAGCATGGCAATGACCACCGCCGCCGTGCTTCTTACAAATCTCAGAGACATTCGCCGTTGTGGAATACATACTAACGGTATATTTTTCACCATTAAACGCAAACGGCATAAATGCATCGTATTTTCCAGTCGGCAAGCTCTTGAAATATTCGCTATTGCAATTCCCGAGATTCACAGCAAAACACGTCAAACCTTCAAATTTTATTTCAAAACCAAACCGTTGCAAATATTCCTTCGCCCAGCCGTCACGGTATTTGATCATGATGCTTCCTACGTCAGCCATCTTGTATTCAGCAGGTATTTCAGATGGGGTAGTGCGGAGGAATCGATCCCAATTGATGCTGCCCGGATTAAAATCATAACAATTGAATGCAGTAATGAACTGCCTTGTCGTGTCACCATAATCAAACTTCCAGACATCCCAGTCAGCAATCAGCTTAGTAAATAGAGGTGCGTCTTCCGTCATGGAGATATCAAACGGCGTAATCTCACCCGAACCACGATCCGTCATGTGATGCAGATAACAATACGTCAACATACATCCAGCGATCCCGTCATATCGAACACCACGAATGTTATGCTCGAATCCATCGTACTTTTCAATTGCGGTCTTATGATGGTCGATCCAGGTAACATCAGTCGTAATGGTCAACAGTTGCCGCATCTCGTCCGGAGAGATCGAATAGTCAACAATATAAATCTGCTCATTGGGGTTGATCGTATCTATCGGAAACGTCTTCTCATAGCTCATCTCGATGAAATCTTGCCCCATATTCGAATCAGTCAATCCCGCACTTAAATGCACCCAGAATCCGGCGCACTTACCATCCGCATCATTGTGATAGAAACATTTCATATTTTTTCTCCTTTCGAATATGTCGTACTGTTTCTTTTATTCGGCATTTTCAGCTTCCTCCATCCATTTCTTTCCAAATTTGACTTTTTCCATATCAGTTAATGCATGCGAACACGCGTATTGGTTAAGTTCGCAAAAACAACACATGCACCCATGCGTTAATGCAAAGCATCGATTGCTCAATGCACGACAATCTTCTTTCAAGGCATTCGTATCATCTGTATAATTTCTTGTAAGATCCTTTACCATCTGACGCAGTCGTGCATTTTCCTCCTTCAAACTTGCATTTTCCTTTGTTGCATCGGATGCCATAGCTTCTCGTAGTTCATTAAGATTCATAGTTGCCTCCTTTATAGCGGCATTCTTTCCATTTTGACCGCATGACTTTTACAATTCGACAAATGTTGGATCGCGTCATCCCTAATTGATTGCTTGCATATGCTTGAGTCTTTCCGTCCATTAAATATTTAAGCACTGTAATTTCTCGTTCATCAAGGCATCGAACAAATTCTTGAATATACATTGGCGTATAGTCATCCTCGTAAGCAAGAATATCCTCAATTGTGAGAGGGTCATCTCGCCTATCACTATTTGCAAGAACCGTATGAAGCGAAATATCTTTTGCATATTTATTCTGCCTTCGTAAGTCCATGAGAATTTCATTAAATATGCACCTTGTTGCGTATGTTGAGAACGTATTCCCCATAGATTCGTCAAATGAATCAACCGCTTTGATTAGCCCAATATATCCATTTTGAATAACATCTTGATTGGCTGTATATTGTGGAAAATGTTTATGGACAATATAATGAACTAAGTTCATATTGCCTATAATTTTTTGTTCTCGATCCGTCATGGCGTTTTAGCCTCTTGTTTCTCCGCATAAATATGACTCACATTCATTAAGATATATTTAATGGATTCATCGTCCATAAATTCAGAGTTCTGCTTATTGATCACCAGACTTGTGTACTTTTCGCCATCGATATCATGAGCGATATTAAGCGTCCCTACAAATTTTAAAGTTTTTGTTGTTGCATTCACGCCAATGATGTATCCAGCAACTGTGCAAAGAATCATGGTCACACCGATCAATAAAATCTCAAGAATCAATTTCATTCACCTCCATCCATTTTTCAAGTTTTCCATAGCATTCCGGGCAAAGATCTATGCAAGAACGATGTGGATGATAAAGATCGGTGATTATATGATAGATATGCTCGCGGTCATCATACTTTTCTTCCATATCTTTGCATTCAAAGAATTTGCCGCATCGATCACATTTTAATGCTTGAGCCATATTATTCCCTCCATGTTTTATATTCTTGTTCAAGGTTTGGAAAATTATTCATAATATCTTGACGAAGATTGTTCATGACTTCCCATATTTTCATGTAGAATTGGACAGTTGTCGAAACCGGAATGATTTGATAGCTGCTTTTTCCGCATTTTGAAATCTGAATCTTAAGATCCGTGCCACCATTGAGTGAACAAAACTCAACGGACCAGCCAGTCAGAATACAATATGCTAATTCTCGTGTGACCCAATCTCTTGCGAGCTCTATGTTTTTCTCATTTATTTCTTTTTCATCATCCTCCATGTAGAGATCTATAGCATTCTTGAGATTTTTGATTGGGACAGGTTCTGACAAAGTCTGTGCATGAAGTTTGCAACAATCCGAGCTAAGTTCATCCCAAAACGAGATGCCGAGCAGTTGTTCTTTTTCAGCATGCAAAATTAATTTCTCAGTTACAAAAATAGTGTCCATATTTACCTCCAGAAAGAGGAGAGACCATGATCAGTCTCTCCAAATAGTTAGTTAGACTCTTCCATGTCGTCCTCTTTGTTTTTCATCTTCGCGGCAATTTCCGGGATAACTCTATCAGCAAGTGTCTGAAGTGTGATCACTCCAACAATCGCTCCGATAGAATACCAGAAACCCCTCTTAAAATCGTTAAACATAACAGAATTCCTCCTTTCCATAAACTACCTTGAAAATATCGCGAAAAGCTAAGAGGCCGTTATTACAGCCTCCTGCTTTGCAGAGTTAACTTCTCATTACTATAGTGTGAGCATCGGGATACGCTTCCTTGAAATCTTTCAGAAGTTCTACTAGCTCTCGTCTAGTGACTGAGATCCTGAATCCAGCAGCTCCCTGAAGACCTTCTGTATTCCAATCACCTGGACCGATGGCAACGCCATCATATCTAGAGATTGGGTATGCATAGTCTTCAGCAATCTCGCCGAACCTATAGGCCTCGTCCGTCAACACAAACCAGCTCTTCTTCAAAGCACCCTCATTCTTAATACCCATGATAATACCTCCATAAATATAATGTAGAGTTTCTCTCCATAATAGATGAGGATAATATCGCGAAAATAAAAGGAGAGGATACGTTAATCCTCATCCTCATTATAAATATCATCGTCTACCAATCCGTATTTAACCACTCGTAATGCGTCAACAATCATCCAAGCTATAAAGCTGATAATTGCAATGCATGCTCCAAATCCGAAAATTGCAGATAAAATATTCATATCATACACCTCCATAAAGGGATATGAAATATACGCGAAAAGAGAAAGAGGCCATTAAGCCTCAATCTCAAGAAAGTCCTTTTTAATATTCTCGATGTTGATTGTCAAGGTCATGCATGCCACGCCAAGTCCAAATACTACTGCAGAACCGATACCCATATAATAATGGATACCAATCATACCAGCAATAATCAAACTAATGCTAAGCATAGTCACAAATCTTTCCAAAGTAGTCATAAGAATACCTCCATAAAATTTATTTTCTTTCCATAAACTACCTTGAAAATATCGCGAAAAGGGAAAGGCCATGCTTTCCCTATAAGTGCTCAGATGTAATTCTGAAGACGCTCAACGATGAGGTCAGAATCAATGCTCATCATGCCAACTGCCTTACCATCTGCATCGCGTGCTACGATGTCCCAGAAGCAATCACCAGTAGCCAAGTGCTGAGCTTCGATCTCAACAGTAGTAACTTTGTCGCTATTGTCAAACACGTTCTCAGACTTGATGTACTTCATAACCGCTTCGTCAGCATCATAGTAGCTGATGTAGTTGATGGTAGTTGTATCAATGTCAGTATTCTTCTCATTGTTGTTCATCATAGTAATTACGCCAATAGCGCTTACAGTGATAACCATAACCATACCCAGAATAGCAATAACCTTTTTCATAATAATTCTCCTTTAAAATATGTTATTTTAGTTGTCTTTCTATTCCATAATATGGTATGTTTTTTACGCGAAAAAGAAAGAAGAGAGGGCTCGAAAGCCCCCTAATCATTTGGTAGGTCTAAAGATTTTTGCAAGAGTCTCTTTTGTTTTACAATGTTTTGACATCATCTTGACCACATCTTGAAATTCTTTTGCACCTGGGGCATTTGCATCGGCTAAATTCTTAGCCATGCTTTTAAAAATCCCATATGTTTGAGCATAAACCATCTCAGGTGGTGTCATCTCTTTGAAGTCAGATAGTAAATCTATTCGCTCTTGTTTTGTCATTAAAGTTCACCTCCGTAAAGGAGTATGAAATATACGCGAAAAAAGAAGAGACCATGATATATTCACGGTCTCCTCTTAGATGCTTTCTACTCTGTAGTCTCGCTATCATTTGCCGAATTATTCTTCCCAAATATCCCGCCATTATTATGTTCGAAAATATTCTCGATAACTTTGGCAGAAAGCGTCCCTAGCAAAACTACAATTGCCTGTTCAGACAAAGTTTCGATTGGGAACGGCTGGCTAAGAACAAATGTGGCATATGCAGCAAGAATATAAGATGTGCTAACCCAAATGAGTGCAAAGAATTGACCGGTTATGAAAAGCCACCGAGTAATCGATTTAAATCGTTTATTCAGAAAACAAAATATCTTTTTTCGGCAGGCAAATATAACCAAAATGCAAATGAAGATGGCCGCCAAGAAGCCAAGACCAAATGCGAAGAAGAGAGAGGGTGTCATTTCTTATCGCCATCCTCAACTTTGAGAATAACACTTTTCTTTTCGGTCAGTTCATCCATAGGGATAGAAAGCTTGGTTTTATAAGTAGCGCCCTGCATTTTGATTGTGCCATCACCGGGATACTTAGCAGCGCTCAGCCCAAGCAGCATGCCAATAAACACGGTGATTGCAGAAAGCGTACCTACAACTTGTTCGCAATAGGGAAGGCCCCAAATCCCCGAGATGGCAAAATAGAGCGTACCTAATCCGGGAAGCAAGATCTGAGCGATCCATTTCAGTGTATCATACACTTTGTTACTTAGAGTCATTTTGAACACCTCATTTATTAGGATTTGGTTTCATGGGTAATGTGCGAACAACATCCATGACTCGTTTGGCTGATCCGTTTCCGCCCGCCTTTTCATACGGGTTAAACAGATAGTCATTGAGATTTTCATACTCATCCTGGTATATGTAACCCCGCTCAATGTATTGCATACCAAGTTCTACAATACGATCATGAGCAAGGCCTACCAGTAATTTTGTTTTGGCGTCTTTTTTATTAATGTGCATCTGAATCAAAGTCCAAAAGCCACCTGAAGCGAGGACAGACGCCAAAATAGTAAAGAACATCTGAATATACGGGTTCATAAAGAGACACTCCTCACACAACCAGTCGCTCCAGTTCATAAGGAATGAATGACCAGGCTTCTTCACCCAATACAGTGCTTGCTATCTGGAAGATCTGAAGCCCATAATCTGCAATAAAATTACAGACCCATTCCTCAGCATCAATCCATAAATGCCGCGGGACTGCCCGGTGAACATCATCGAGCAGCCCGTAGCTAAACATGACCACATGGCCAAGTTCATGCAATAGCACTGTTGTGAAAAAGCTTCCTTCTAACGTATCGAGTAAATACACAGTTCGAGTTATCGGGTCAGTTGTAGCGACGGTTCGCGTACCTGTCTTCTCGATCAACATCGGACTTGCATATGGGACTCGTTTGATACGCCATAAGTACCCATTTACAAAGAAACTATCCATGACTTGGCTGTTAGTTCATTTCCTGAAGTAAAGCGGAGAAATCTTTCTTCATCTTCTCCCTCAGGTCGGGGTCGGCATCATGCCACATATCACGTAGTGTAGCAATTGTCTCCCCAATGTGCATTTTTGCACTTGTGGACATTTCCATCCGATCTGCATCAGACTTCGTAGCATTGTAGTGCCGTCTGGCATCGAGATACTTATCCCAATTTCGACCCATTTCGCTGGTGGTCGCATGGCGGCCAGAATAACCCATCCGAGCATACACATCATACTCATCAGGATCCCAACGACGGTCCATCTCAGGAAGGACGCGCATCATGCCGGAACGACCCATTTTGAATCGTTCGTCGCCCTCATGATCCTCCATGGTGCCGATCTTCTCTTCGTAATACTTACGTTTGGCGCAATAATACTCCATTTCGTAAGTATCTTTGATCATATCGACGACTTCTCCAAGTTCCTGTGCATTGATTTCGGACGGATTGCTACTCATGGCCTCTTTGGTCCAACTCATGAGTTTTTCACGCATCATGCAAATATCATAGTTCGCCATAACTGTACCCCCTTAAGATACTCTCTTGATATACAAGAGAGGATTCGTAGAGATGACCACAGGAACAGCACCAGTATTGGTGACAGTCAAGCGATCAAAGTCACAGCAGTTGACAGAGATCAGATCAGAGATGGTGATGCTATCGAATGCATTTGCGGTAGTAATCTGGCGAACCATCGTGGATTCGGGCAGAGTATCTCCACCAATTGCAAAAGAAAGCTGTGCCACGCCAACGGCCTCAGTCGTTACATTTGCCTGGAAGAAGGCTTCATAGCATGCCGGGCGCTTGCAAAGCTTTACGCTACCGGTTCCAAGGCGGAAGCATTCCGCACAGCCGCTCCTCTTCACAATCGTGGAGAAGGTAACAGACTGGCCAGGCTGTACCGTCTGAGCAGTAAGATTCGTGAGTTTAATCATCGAAATATACCTCCATTTCACTCATTTTGAATTTTTGAGGGGGCCTTCCGAAGAAAGCCCACCTCAGCACAGTTAATTGCAGGCGCAATTGCAGCCGCAATTACCCTTCAACTGGGAGACAATGTTTTCGGTCTGATTACGCTGGGAAATACCCAGGTTCAGCTGATTGATCAGGAGATCCTTGTCGGCGAGCTGGGCCTTCAGCCGGTCGATCTCCTGCTGGGTCAGACGATCGGACAGAGCACGGAAATTCGCGTTGTCGTTCTGAACAATCTGCTGACCAACTTCGTGAATGGCAGTCTTAATTGCGCATGCATCAGTCGCCATATCATACCGCACCTGCGCGATAGACTGACGATTCTCGCAGCAGCAATCAGCCAACTGCCGGGAAAGTGCGTTAGTGTCCTGCATGTTTGCGATACCCATCTGGGTAAGCGCATTCTGGATTCCGAACCCAGTCGTAGAGATATTCTGATTGATCGTGTTCATCTGGGCAAGCTGATCATAGCCAAGGGAGCAGATACCGCTATTGATGCCATCAAGCTTGCTGATAATACCGGAGGTATCAAAGCCACGCTGAATATCGCCAGCAGTAGCGCACTGGCAATCACCGCCACCAGCGCCATATCCGCCTCTGCCCCAGCCAAACAGTGCAAACAGAATGATCAGAATCCACCAGCCATTGTTTCCGCCCCAGCCATCATCGCCGTTGTTGTTTCTAGTTACGGCCGCAATATCGGCCAAACTCGGTGCGCTCATGTTGAACATAGAATGATCCTCCTTGAAAAATAAAATATTTTACAAAACGAGTTTCATCTAAGGCCGCGCGCTCCCCGGAATCAACTCGTAGTGTACGATTTCAATTACGGGATTCTAAAAAACGACTTTGCTTGCTGAAGAGCTTCCTGCTCAGATACGCCAAAAGACTGACAAAGGTTTTTCGCCATCTGCTGTCCCTGGGCAATATCTCCTCGTTGCATGATGTCCATGAAAGCTCGTGCCTGAGGATTTTTCTGAAAACTCGGATCGGAGGAAATTCGATTCATCGCCATCTGGGCAAGAGCCATAATAGGATTATTCATGTTTTGCCTCCTCTTCAACGGATTGCTTGGTAGTACGTGAGGACTTTTGATTTGGCTGAGAGGACGTAAGCATCTTTTCGAGCTTGTCCAGCCTCTCATTTAAAGCCATTTTGAATTCCTCAAATCTCGGGTCAGGCGCAGGCTCTGCATTGGGGTTCATGCGCTGATAGATTTCTGTCTGAATGGAGCCATTGCTATTCCAAGCCTTCAAGATTACATGAGAGTAATCCGAAGACGGGAATACTGCAACAGTACCATCCATAGGAATCTCAGATGCCCGAATATCATCTGGGGAATTCACGACTCGACCTGGGAGATATGTTGGTCTCGGAGGAGGAGTCTGCTGAGGAGTTTGCTGAAAGATACGCTCATTGATTTGAGGCGCTTGCGGAGAATATGCCATCTGTCTTTGAGCAGCCGTCCAGCCTGCTTCGAACGCTTGTCTGTCATTCATAGGAGCTGGACTACCTGTATTGAACCATTGGTTTTGATCCATAGTAACGTCTCCTTATGTTTGTTTTTCAGATGTTCGTGCTGAGAGATTTTACCGAATCTTGATGCGCTTGTAGCAGTAGCCCTTGCTATCATAAGACAGCTCGAAGCCGCCAGCCGTAATGGTGGTGTCGGCACGAGAAGGATCGGGATCCATCATAGGGATGGGAGAACCATAATCGTAGCCGCCATAGGGCTCGGGTCTGGTAGAGATACGAATGTCCTTACCGTCAGATGCCTTGATGTACTTTTCCATAATTTTTGTCTCCTTTTTAAAATATTTATATGCACGATCTTTATGATCGAGAATATATAAGATATGCCTATTTAACTTTTATAAATGCATTGCATCCATCCAATTTGATATTTGGTAAATATGCACCGTAATTAGTTTTATTTCCAATTAAAAACCATTTATCATTTATGGTTTCATTAAAGTCATCGACTGGAACTAATGACGTTGCAACTCTGGCATGTACGGTAGCACTTGCTCCTTCAAGCTTGACAAGCACAGTATCTGTATTAATAGTTCCTATAATATATGCATATGCTTTTGAAGATTTGTCTCTGTTATTTTTATTGCCGAAAGTAAAATTAGAAGGAAGAACAATTTCTTTTCCATCTTTAAAAAGCCCGTTAGATAAATATTCATATAGGCCATTTTTAGTACCATATATTCCGTTTATCGTAACGTCTCTATCGTATCGCGTGTCAGATGTGTGATCGAATTTCGCTCCTACAGTCATCTTCTCATAATCCCTATAATTCGAATTTCCACTATAGGTGCATTGAACAAACATTTGGTTTCCATTATATAATGTGACTCCTCTAAATGGATACGCATATTTTGAAAAATGATTAGTGTACTGTTCATGCCAGGTTATGGATTCTGGGTTTTTGATATCGCCATATATATACCAAGAACTAAGTCGATCAGATCCGCCTGCCCACCATCCACCGAACACAAAATACGATTCGTTTGCATCCCATGTATCTATATGCTCGTAATAAGAATTTTCAAAATTGAATTTTTGTATAGAAAACGTATTCAAATCATCTTTGGATGTTATTGTATATATTGTCTGCGGATCGAGTGCCACAAATATCCAAGAACCATTCTGATAGGTTAATCCAACAACTCTAAACCGCTCTAATTGGCCACTCCCATCGCCAAATAGATGCGGTATGGTTTTTGTTATCATAGTATTAGAGTTGATATTGAATATATTTAGATTTAATACAGCATAGTTCTCATTTTCACCACCAGCTGCCTTTATGTATTCTACAACATATGGGCCATGGGCGCATGTCTGATCCACACTCGTTCCGGTTTCCAATTTCGTTGTTTTTGCCCAACCAGAATCTGGAGATGCTGTTTCTTCGATGACATTTCCATATTCCGGATATACTCCAAGATCGACAGAGCTTCCATCGCATTTAAGCCAGGAGTCACCAAGCGAATTTTTAATAGTAAGTTTGATATCACCGATTGACTCAATATCATCTCTTACTTTTTTTAGTTTAGCTGGGGTAATCCATTTGCTATCATCAGTTCCTAAAAGAACATCAGAATCTGTAGCTTTGTCAACAATTTTAACCCTTTCATCAATCTGCCTCTGAAGATTGGCAGCAACATTGCCAGAAAGTTGAGCCTGGACATTTGCAAACCATGCATTAAATTCTGCATCCCACTGGTTAAACAGTGCCGTGATATCAGTCTGCTGAAGGACAGACGTAATAAAGGGGCAAGTTTCCTTACCGACGTTTACTTCGATCTTATCAGCAGTGATACTAGTCACACCAGCACCGATAGTTATATAACCAAGTGCATATTGATGCAGAGTTTCTGTATTGGCCAATGCAGGTTTTGCAGGATTGGCAGAGGGAGTGCCCTTAATCACCTTAATGGTATTTGCGCGCGTACTAACTGCAGAGTTAATCTCCACAGCAACAGCATCGATTCGAGTAAGGCTTACGTCAGCTGCCTCAATATCCAGAGGAAGCAGAGCATCATTCAGCGTCCAAGTGCTATTAAACCAGCACTTACCAGTCTTCACAACAACCTGCATCCCGGTTCCCGCAATCGGCATCAAAGACCCGCCAATAGATGCGAACACGCCATCTGTAATAATTCCATTAAATATGGAACTCATTTGCTCAGCATTGTAAACTCGATCCTTATTTAGCGAGTTATAAAAGCCATAAGTTACAGCCATAAAGAACCTCCTTTACCCAATAGTTTCATCCTCCGTGGACGTAAAAGTAGGAGTAATCGTGATACCATTTGCATCCTGAGAAAATACAATTTCAGAAATGTAAACTGTACCAGTAATTCCGAATTCATTTTCGACCTGAACAATATCACCTATGTTGAAATCTTCTCTATAGATATACTGTCTGGTTGCTTCCAGTTCGCCTTCAAAAGCAGTAGTTGTCTGATGTTCGCCAAGTTCTGCAATGGCTTTTTCTTTATTAACAGCATTCCAGGTAGCATATTCGCCACCTTGTTCGCCATCGTTTACACCGCCATTGTCAATGAACATTTCTCTTCGAGCGAGTCCGCTTGGTGTCGCCGTTTCCGAATACTGCCAAGTAACAACCTCAGCTTCTTCGTAAGTTGTCTGCTCCTCAACCACCCATTCACCATTGTCATCTTTGTACTTGTTTTGAAGAATAACTTCTTTCTGATAAGTTCCAACAGCATAAATGCTATTCTTATAGGACTTAAAAGACTTGATGTAGTTCGAATTCAAAAGGTTTTCAAAAGATGGAGAGAATGTGACATAAGGATTTACAGACTGTGCATAAGATCGATCAACGCCAACATAAAGCTCGAACTCGAAGCCACCAGCGCCTTTAGGAAGAATTCGCCAGCCGACTTTGTTTGCTTGGCAAAGACTACAGACTACATCATAGACGTTTTCACCACGAATGCTTAATTCTGAAATTGAGATACTGGTAATTCGAGAATCCGAGCTGGTCTTTAAAGAGAATCCAGGGATTCGTCTTGTTCCACCAGAAGAAATAACCTCATTTTGAATAATTGCAAAGAGCACACTCTGCAAATTTCCAGAGAAATTCTGAGAGCTTGTAACAATGCGTCGATCCAAAATGCTTTCAAGACTTCTTCCGGTCACAATTAGCTGTGGACCTTCCTCAGCATCTGTTTCGATCTCAACAGTCTCAATGACCATCAACCGATCACTGTCTCGATTCCAAAGATAATTACCAATCTGCATGGCCTGAATATAATCAAGCCGAACAGGCGTATAAATCTCGAAATCGCCAGCTTCATCATACCGAACTGTCCAAATGGCTGAAGTGAATGTATCAATCATGGTGATACCGTCATAGTTCTTGTCTAAGACCATGAATTCCATAATTAGATACCTCCATAAGCATTTCGATAGGAAAATACCATTGCAATATTGGAAATGCCTTCTTTTACTGTAAAGTTAAAGACATTCTTTCCAACTGAGATCTGGAACCAGTCAGCAAGTTTCTCAATAGCAGAAATTGCATTGGTATACTTGCCGTCATGCAAGACCTGAACATATTTATCTCCGCTAACTGTGGAAATAATGATGTCATCGCCATTTGAGTATTCTCGTCCAATCAATGTCTTGATACGATCCAGATCGATCTTGATAGACTCATGCGTCTCAACATTGTACACAACAATTGGTCCAGTCACTTTTCCAAGAGAATGAATTGTGATGAGAACGCCAGTGTCAACGTCCCCATGATAATCAAGAATGGATCTTGTATCAAGATTGATAATACCGAACTCGATGAGATCTTCTTCTAAAGACTCATTAGACCAAGGGAATTCGAAGTTTGGTGTCACTGTTGCGAACTGGGTTACACTTGGGTAAGGATCGTAGAAAAATGGATCCAGACAGAGGATCGAAATCTGTGCGCCTTCCTCTCGAGAGAAAATATCCGGTGTATTAGACTCCACATAGCCCTTCGTTTCCAAAGAACGGTTGTCAGTTTCAACACGGATCGTAACTTCTTTTTTCAAAGGAAAGTACTTATAGGTTTTCTGTCGAACATCTTCAATCGTCGGTGCAAACATGAACTGCAGATTGAAGACAATATTACGGGTACTGGCCCGTGCAGACGAGTAAAGAGCCCCATCTGCCGTGGCCAGATCCGTTGAATTGATGTTAGCTTTCGGGGGTCCCAGGCCAGTAATACTCTTAACAATCAGCCCCGATTTTTCAGGATGAAAGAGATCCAGCTCGAGAGATTCGCCCTTCGGATTGATTACCGTGATGGACTTGATCATACCTTAGAAATCGCCTCCTTGAAAGCAGTAAACTGATTGTTAGTATTGCGATAGATCTCAGAGCGGCTGAGGGACTTCGGAGAATAGTTATTCTGCACGAACTCAACCACCTGAGGCCCATTTTGATTATTCTGCGGGACCGGCTGCTTTATACCGTTTTCATGAGAACTCAGAGAACTCGCAACGGCATTTACACGAGCGCCGGTTACATAAGTACTGATAACCGGTGTCTTCATCGAGCCGAGTTTATTAAACCCAGAGCGAACATGCGTCAAATCGACAACAGGAGCGATCTGCGGATGAAGCGTCGGGTCGGTATCAATGATATCGGCAAGTTGTCCGATCGTATCTCTTGCAGCAGCAATTGTCTCCTCAGAGACACGAGTCGCAGACCGAGAAACTTCACCTTCCATGTTCTGGAAACCAATCGACATACCAAGGCCTGCCATCTCGCCAAGCCACATGAACTTACGAGAAGGAGAATGAGAATCGATGGCAACCTGAACAGCAGAGAATGCCGCATTAGCAACTGCAGCAGCAGCTGTCGCGATCTCATCAGTCTTAGAAAGGATGCCCTGTTTAAAACCTTCTGCACACATTTGGCCAAGCGTGTACCATTGACCAGAATCCTGTGTAAGTTGATTCTTACCGGCAGTCGTCAAAGCCTGTGCACCAGCAGCTACAGCAGAGGTCGTCGTTACCATACCATTACCAATCGAGGTGGCATATTGGACGCCATATGCCTGAAAACTCGGATTAAGAGCTCCAAGAGTAGATTCTGCAGTAGCAAGATAAGTGTCAGAAACTGTATTCATAGCGGTGGAGACCGCACTGGTTACAGAATCAGTCATCGTCTGAGTTGTATTCTTCAGGTTATAACCCGTACGCTCAGCCGCGGCAGCCGAAATCTGCTCCATCGTAAAGCCCATTTTAAGAAGATCATCCTGAGATTCAGCAATATACTGCGCATATGCGACCATAGCATCAGTCGAGTTGTCGGCAACCGTGTTACGAGACTCGTCAAGCTTACTCATTAGATTTGCAAGATCGATTTGTTCCTGCAAAAGCTGCTGATAGGCCTTCTTAGCATCTTCGCTTGTCTTGCCCATCTTCTTGACAGTGTACTCATATTTCTGGTTTGCCTGATCAACTTTCTCATTTTGAATTTTGATCTTCTCAGTAATGACTTCAGTTTCCTTAGCCTTCTTATCCTGCTCAGAAGCAGTCTTGCCAATCGTTGCTTCCCAAAGTTCCTGCTCCAAATCAATCGTGGAAAGATCCAAATCCAGATCGGAAAGCTTCGATTCGAATGCTGTTAGGAATGCATCCGCAGCCTTTGTACCAGAAGCAGAGAATGCACCAGATGAATTATTGGTTGCTTGCGTAACTGTATCAGTAAGGGTATTGGTAAGAGTATTAGTAAGATTAGAAGCTGCAGAATTAGTCTCACTAGTATCGAATCCGAGACCAAAAAGCCCGACAAGACCGCCATTCTTATCAACACCAGAATATTCGTCATCGACAGCCCCAGTAACTTTTCTAGCAGTATCCTTAGCCCATCCTTTCAGATCTGTCCCAGCTTTTTCAATACCCTGAAGCATACGGCTACCCATATAGGCACCAGCAGATTCGGCCTTATCGCCATTTGCAATAGCACCTTTCGCTAGTTCGGCCGCCGCTTTGGCAGGCTTTTCTTCGAACTTCCCATTGGTTGCCGAATCGTATCCCTCGAGAGTTTTATTGCCAAGATTTTCGCCAGGGGCTTTTGCTTCCTCGCTTTCAGTTGGCAAGAACAAACCCTTAATAGCATCCCATCCAGCAGCGATCATCTCAGTCCACGGAGAATGCCATCCAGTAACATTTCGGAAACCATTCAGAAATGCATTACCGAGATTAGCACCACTAGTCTTAACAGTCTCAAGAGATTCGTTACCGGCAACACCTTCCAAGAATCCGGCAACGCAATCTTGACCGGCCTGACGGAATTGCTCAATATACTCACGAAGTGCTGCGATGGATTGAACAACATTTTGGCAAAGTACATCAAGCGGTGTCGGGTCTTGAACCTGAGAAGTATAAGAGAAGAACTGCCACAAATTCCAACCAAAGTTAGAAATTTCAGAGCTGAATTCCGTAAGAGTCTTCATGCCGACTTCTTGAATCTCAGGAAGAAATGCGATCAATCGGCGCAAATCAGTAATGATATTGTTTGTGGCAGCATTATTTATCTGGATTCCAGAGAGATTCTGATAATACTTAGCAATATGCCCGCCAAACTTAGCAACAGTTTCACCGAAATTATCAAGGTTCTGCTTGCCAACAAACCGAGCCAGGATATTATCCTCAGGAAGGGAATTAGCAATACTGACAAGAGCTCGAGCACCAGCTACTGATTGTTGCATAATAGAGAAATCAACACCGCTGATGCTTCTACTATATGCTGCCATTGATTGACCGAACATCTCAAGCTGATAGCCAAATACAGCAAGGCTCTGTTTTCCAAAGAAGAAACCAAAGATACTCCAATCAGGAATTGTATTTGCGATTTCGACCAAAGCTCGTGCACCAGGCAGGGAATTCGCAATGGCCGTATTATCGCAAAGCTTGACAGCAAGAGAATATCCAGTTAATGCTGCACCGAACAGAACCAACTGAAGACCAAAACCAGCAAGATTTTGAGTTCCAGTAAAGAGTTTGAAGAGACCGCCTTGTTTCGGAATTGTATTTGCAATCTCGACGAGAGCATTTACTGCAGGAAGAGATGCAGTGATGGCATCTATATCGCATCCCACAAGACCCTGACTATAAGCAGTAAGCGACTGACCAAGCAATCCGCATTGCATTTTGAATTGTTCGAGGTTCGGTGCACCAACAAAAACTTTGAAGAGTCCAACAGTTGCCAAAATGGCTAACCCACCAGCAAATGCAATCACTGCCTTAATGCCGGAACTAACTTGGTCAAACTTCACATTGGCCATAGAATCATTGAATGCTTTAATGGATTCGCCAAGGATCGTTATGGATGTTCCGATACCACCGGCAACAAACCCTGCAATGAGGTTTCCAAGTGCCTGAGAAATCGTCAGGCATTTTTGTGGGAGATCATCAGGAACATTTAGACTATTGATAATAGCAAGAATGACCCCAAGTGTTGTGCATACTCCAACAAGAGCTAGCAAAACAATGCCGATACCAGCAAGAGATGCTACTCCGCCAGAACCTAGTGCGATTAAGCCTACAGACGACTTCGACAATGCGACTGCCATGACGGACAATCCCACTGCTAATGTAGTAACACCAGTAGCGGCTTCTATTGCTTGGCCAAGATTTGGCGCCAGAGTAACAAGCAACCCCAAAATTGTTGCAAGTCCTCCAACAGCAAGCGTTAGAATGGCTATGGACTTAATACTTATTTCAGCTTTGCTAGTAAGCGCGCCCATAACGCCAAATGCTACAAGCATCGCAGAAAGACCATATGTAGCTGTTTTGAATGTCTCTGGGCTATCTTTCATAGCGATACTCAAAGCAGCGACCATAGTACCCAAGGCAACTGCTGCAATAGTCATAGCTGTGATACTCTTACTCATATCTTTTGCCTTAGCAGTGGCATAAATCATTGCAATAAAGATTGCAGAAAGACCGGCAACATAGGCAAGACCTTTGATCATAGCGCCAGTGTCAAGATACCCAACAATGCCACCGATAACGGCAAGAACGCCAATAGCAGCAGATGCGGCAAGAAGCGTCACAGAAACCTTGTGAGCATCTTTTCCAGCAAATTTGGAGAATGCAATCAAACCGCCCATAAATATGGTTAAGAATCCAATCGCGGCGATTCCCTTAACCAATGTCTGTGTTTTAAAGTTTCCGAGTAGCGCAACAGCCGCCATGATCGCATAAATTCCAAGACCGATGCCGCCCATGAGAGCACCCGCCTTAGCAGCATTAGTACCCGCAAGATTCGTTGCTGCAAATACAGCAGCCAAAGCAGCGATCATTAGTCCAAGTTTCTTAATTACGCCCCAGATATCGTCTATATCATAGTTCTCAAGTTTCTGGATAAGTTTCAGCACGGCAGACAATGCAAGTACTGTCGTAAGAATTGCACCGGCACTTTTCAGTTGAGAAGTTCCTTTCAACTTACTAAGAGCAACCGATAGTGCTATTACAGATCCAGTCGCCAAAACTAGAGCATTGATGACAGAGTTGATATCTCTAAAAGAAATATCAGAAATATTCTTAAGTGCTTTTGCAATAATGTATATCGAAGCAGACATTGCTAGGATGTTCGCAGCAGCACTATTAAGAACTCCAGTATTTCCAACAGATGCAGTCAAAAGACCCATCTTATTGGTCATCAATGTCGCTGCCGTAGCAAGTGTTCCTACAAGAACACTGATAGCAAGAACATTATCTAAAAGGATATTCGGGTCCATATCTTCAAGCATCTTAAATGCAGATGCAAGGAGAAGCAGACTTCCGGCCAATGCAGCGACGACTTTAGCAAGAATACTTGCTGCAGCCGCACCAGTTGCAGCCAATGTTGGCATCATCGTAAGTGCCTTAACAAAGATTCCAAACGCTACCATAGTAGCAGTCAACATAACTGCTGCATTTTGAAGTTTGTCAGTCGGCAGTAAAGCAAGAACAGTCAAAGAAGCTGCCAAGATGGCAACGGCTTTTGCCATTTTCACATAGTTTGGTGCATTTATGGAATTTTTAACAGCATCAAACATACCTGCAACAGATGTCATGACTTTATTGACACCTGTCATAAGACCAGCGAAGCCACCAGTAAGATTACCAATTGCTGTAGCAAATTGGGTCATTACCTTTGTAAAGTTATTGACAGACTGGATGATTCCAAAGCCAAAAGCAATACTTAAAAGTGCTCCCCAAGGAACATCCTTAAGCCAACCCCTAAGTGTATTAAACACAATGGAAATTCGTCTAGTTAGATTATCAAAACTTGCACCAGTTTTATCACAGACACTTTCAACAGTAGATTTGAAACTTTCAAGAAGACCATTGGTGTCAGTAATATTAGTTGTAAGTCCTTTAAACCAACTCCATGCATCTTTTCCGATTTGACTAAAGATCCCAATCAAATTAGGAAATGTTAGTTTATCAATCCCTTTTATTTTGGAAACTGTTTCAGAAATGTAATTAAGAAGTTTCAAAGCTGCTCCGGCACTTGCCTCAATAGTAGTTACCAAAAGCTTAAACGCTGTCTGTCCAATCTTGCTGTTCTTAAATTGAATAAAGAGATTCTTAAGAAATTCGATAAGTTTCTTAGCGCCGGAACCAATCTTTTCAAAGCCAATACTGAGTTTTTCGCCAGATAGGATCATGTTCCTAAAACCATAAAGCAAATCGCCAACGGCGCCAAGTATTTCAAGAACCAGATCACCAAAGCTACCCAATTCTGGAGCAACTAGATTCTTAATAGTATTTCCAAGCTGTTTAAGTGTACTAAAAAGAATGTCAAATACTGAAAACACGCCACGAGCAGCTCTACGAAGATTTGTCATCTGACGAGAATTCAATTGCAGAGCTTTCATCAGATTTTTGAAACCATTCGTGAAATTCAAAAGATCCTGACTCGTTTTGGCAGGGAAAATATCTCGGAATGCATCTTTAAAAGGCTTAATGACACGAAGGATGGCCTCCATCGTTTCATTGATGCCTTCAAGCATGGTCTTTCGGCCGCCGCCTTCACGCCAGCCCTCAAACAGTTCATTACGAACATCGCCGGATGCAGCAAAGACTTCGTAAAGAACATTGGCAAGGTTTGTCCAAAGCTTTTTAGCTTCTTCGTAGTCACCAAATATCAATTCGAAGGTCTTCATCCAGCCAGTAGACACTGCATCAGACGTTGCAGAAATAGCTTCTGCAAATGTCTTAGCTTCCTGTGCAGACTGAAAAGACTTTCGGCCAAGCTCATAGGTGGAAGAACTTAATTCATCCAGATATCCACGAAGTTCTTCTACATCAACGCCGGTCATACTGGCATAAGCCTGAAGATCAAGTGTTCCTTCTGCATACTTATCTAAGGCCGAAAGCAATTGTGTAGCAGTTAAATCTGTAGCGGAAGCCACTTCATAAAGTTTATTTGTAAATCCGCCATAACGATCCAAAACATTTAGCAAAACATCCGATGTAAACCATGCATCGGAGAGTGCATTATTGAAATTCTGAACGCTAACGGCATTATTCTTCATGGTAACGTAAGTTCCGTCACCCTTTTTCTTAAGCTTTCCAAGTGCAACAGCTGCTTCAATTGCATTTTCTTTGAATTCCGCGGTAGCCATGTTTGCATTCTCGATAGATTTCCAGTCAATCAACTTAACTGCACCAGTCGACAATGCTTGTGAAAGGTTATACATAGCACGGCTAGCTTCATTGGCATTGGCACCAGAGCGAGCGGCCCAAGTAGCAATGCCCTGCATAGCCGTAACAGATCGATCAAGTTTAATGCCATTGGAAGTAAACTTACCAATGCTTCCGACCATTTCGACAAAGTTATAAGAGGTTTCATCAGTGAACCAGTTTAACTTTTCCAGCTGGCTATTAACGTAATTCATCTGAACTCCAGTATCTTTGAAGTCCTTAGATGTTGCCGCCATAATGGTCTGAACAGCGCTTGTCTTTTCAGCATACTTATCCCAGCCAGCATTAACCTGGTCAAGTGTCATGCTGTTGACAAAACGCTTTGTTGTATCAATAAGGGCATTGGTGGCACGATTTACAAGTGTAGCTTTTGCTATCATAGTTGTAAGTCCGCCGTTAATTCCCTCAATAGCTTTCAAAAGAGGATTTGCATCTACCTCTTTGAAAGATTCATTTACTTTGTCAAGATTTTTCGAAGCGCCAGAAAACTTTAAAGCATTTTTAAGTCGATCTAGAGTAGATAAACTTTTACTTGCTTTCTTTTCAAACTCTTCATTGTCAAATCGCATTTGTACAACGCGATTATCAACTGTTGTAGACATTATCTTCTAACCTCCTCCCACAGTTCCTTAGAGAGTTCATCAAATATCGGCCGAATGGCTGGATTAATGATGTCATAGCCCTCGACATATCCGCCAGTGCCAGTCGCATGCCCATACTGGAGGAGGATGATCACAGGGGTTCCTTTGCCGCCAAATGCGTAGCCATCAATTGTGTTGGTATTATACCATTCAATCGAGATGCCCTGCGAATCATTTTGAATTTTATAACCCCAGGACTCAGCAGTTATACCTGAATCTACTGGGGTCGCACGAATCAGAGCTTCTAATCCGCGTCTAGCATATGCATCGAGAATGGGGCGATAGTCTTTGGACGCCAAGCCTTTTAAGTACTTCTCGGTATTGTTAAAATTTCCACGTGTCCTAATGGCTATCACCCGCATTCTCCTTTCTTAAGGCCGCTTAACTCCAGCGAGCCTTTACTTCTCGAACATCTACATGAACAAATTTTTTGTAAAGACCGACACCACCGGAATTTCCGAGTTTATTGTCAAACCAATCATAAATCGTCTTAACAGGAACGCCGGAAATATAAATGTCTGCTGCAGTGCCATACTTATGTTGGCTGTATTCTGCACCACCGATCTTTTTATTGTAAGGTTCTGTTCGATAAGCCGAGTTAATGACAATCGGCTTCTTGAAGTATTCTCGAGCTTCCTGCAAGAGTTTAACCAATGCCGGTGCTACAAATATGGTATCAGTATTATCCTTGCAACGAAACTCTTTAACTTTAAAGTTAGAAGAAAGTTTCTTTTCACCATCTTTCTTCCAGCTATATGCATAAATAGGGATCATAGGTTTCTCCCCCTTTGGTTCGTCAACCTCAGTTTCTGCAACTTCGGAAATGATGACATATACCGAGATGGTTCTTGATGGCTTGATAATTCGAGTAGAATCTCTAAAAGCCGTGGAGGCTCCGCCATCGCCGATCAGAGCATAATTCCAGCCTTTCTTATATAGAAGGTTCTGGAAATCCCACAATCCAATTTTAGATTCGATTCCGAATACAAAATTGTTCCCTTTAAAGCCGAAAGCGGGACGACTAGTCAAACGAGGTCTCGCTTTGGTACCATCAGCATCTACATGTGATGTGAGATCTTTTCTCTTTTTGCCATTTGGAATGACAACTGTATTTGTAAAGTAACTATTGAACTCATCATGCGGCAGAATGCCCCATTCTGGATTGCCATTCTTTTTCCAGCCAATGCCAAATTCATTGTATCTAGGCCGGTACAATGTGGTCCCATCAATCTTAGTATGTGCAAGAGGGTTTCTTGTTGACATATTAAAGAAAGGGCCATTCATGATCGTTACATTCGGGCCGCCATACAATTCCCACATCTTCGAAAGTGTATACTTCGTTTTCCGATTGTCGATTAGTCGGATTCGGCATTTATTCACTGGGATAGACTTATAAATTGCCATAAGATTACCCTTTCGTTCCTAGTTTTCTTCTACGCTCAGCGTTCAACTTAGAATAGTCTCGAGCAGTCTCTTTCTTAGATTTCTTCTTCGGATTCTGCTGTTCATTGCAAACTTCAATTAGCATCATGAGACGATTCAGATGCCACTTTTGGAACTCAACAGGGATTTGAAAGGCAACCATCCATCCGTAAATTACTTCAGAAGTAACTGTTTGCCCTTTTCCAAATACCGGCTTCTTTTTAGTATCGTGATGCGTAATTGTGGTTGCTGTCATTGGTGCTGAAATGTAAGCATCAATGTCTTGAATGTTTTGCGGACTCAATCTCTCATAAATTTCATCCGGAACGTTCTGTGTCAATGTCATACAGCGGACATAGTCACGTGATTCCGCTGGAGTTAGTTGACTATTTAAGTATGGTTTACACCATTTGGATTCCCATTTTGAAATTGAGACAAGGCTATGCTCGAGCATAAGTACTTTCTCCGGATACGTCCGAAACCTCTCGAGCTCTTCATCATAAACTTCGGTCGCCGGGACGACCAGCTTAAGCATTCTCGCTTGCCTCAGTAGACTCGGGGAGCTTCTTAGCTTCCTGAGCGCTCTTAACCTTCTCGATCACATCAGCGCGATCCTCAGCGCTCATACCGGGCATAATACCCACGATGAAGTTGATGATCTCGTCATCCTCACCGCCGAGCAGCATCATCAGAATCTCGTCATGTGCGAGAGAATACTGAAAATCTTCCTTGATTTCAGGAGTCTTCAGGAACACATCACTGCCAGGCTTACGAACACCATAGGCATTCACAAGCAGGTTATCGATGAACTCAGCGACAGCTTTCTTATCACCCTTCTGCTGAAGTTCAGTAAGACCTTCGATCAGGCCATTGTCAAAGCCAAGGCTCATCTTGGCAAGATCAGACTTATTCAGATGGAACCACAGGTCCTTCTCAACCTTATTGCCATCGTAGTCCTCATAAGAAACATGCTGCTTAATCATAGATCTTTCTCCTTTTTATTCATTTTGATTTTTTTAAAGAGGGGCCAGGATAACCACTCCCAGCCCCTCAAGATGATTAGGTCGCGTTCAGGATCTCGGCGATCTCATCGGGAGTGGGCAGGACGGCGCCAGTGGAAGTCGCATCGCCATACAGTTTGGCCTCAATCTTGGTCAGCTTAGTGCTATCGATCTTGGTAGAATCGATCACCAGCAGAGCGGTAGGCTTCTTGCCAGTCACGTTGACAGGAGTAGTGGACAGCTCCCAGCTAAAGGTCAGTGCCTCGGGGGAGTCATTGATGGTCTGATAAGCCTTCTCAGAGGGAGACACCTGGCAACCATACACCAGATGCAGCTTATAGCCATGGTCCTGGCCATCGGTATCGTTACCGATCATGGTACGATAGCAGAAGCCAAAGACGGAGCGGGACTGCTGACCGACATAGACGCCGGTATTATCGACGAGCTCCTTATTGCCATTGCAAGCCTCAAACTCCTCGGGATAGGTATAGGCTTCAACAGTCGCGCCGAACTCCTCAGCAGAAATCAGGTTCAGATACTTGATATTATCGGCATACTGGCCGGTAGCCTCAGCGCCAGAGGGGGATTCAGAAACGGAAATCAGGCCATTCCAAGCAACGCCATTCTTATAGGCGCCAGTCTGATCGGGGAAATACAGGACACCATGGTCTACACCAGTCTCATAGAGGTGCTCGCCAGTTTTATCCCATTCGAGTCTAGCCATAGGATTGTTCCTCCTTAGAAATAAAGATCAAAGACATAGTGATACAGATTATCAGACGGATAAGCCCGATTCATTGTACACATGGGGAGCTGTGCAATCTTCATAGGAAGATCAGAATCAGGATCTTTTGTTACAACCATTACCACATACTTCTTCGTAAGTGAATACGGATTATTATCTGCAAATGTCGTATCAATGTCGTCAAATTTGTAGATAATACATGGGTATGACATTTTAATTGTGGCCGGAGGCTGAAAATATACGCGTTTCGAAACCCCAATAATCTTATTTAAGATTTCAGATAGTTGTTGACGCGATTTCGCCATTATATACACCTCCGATCGAGATGATTAGACGGGGGGATTGAACTTCAACAGATTGAACATTCCAATACGCTCCCATCCATTCAACATATCTCATGGCAAAGAAGTGCGCAAAAGCAAACGGATCAGCCACAATGCTAATCTGGTTATTAACATCAATGTTGTCATTAATGCCTTCGCCAGAAGTTGCTTTTTTCACATTTCGGATAACGTCACCCATGTAGTAACGAGCTACCGGAGTCTCCGTATAAACATCCGGAGCAGTTTCCATCGGCACAACAAAGCCGATTGCGCCATAAAACTTTGCCATTTTGAATTTCTGGTCAGTCGGTCTTAGCCGCGGCAGTCACCAGGGTGTTAGCGCTAGCAGTCATGGCGCTCACGCCGCTAACAGTGCCGACCTTAGCAGTCTCGGTGTAGAACAGAGGAACAGCATAGCCATTCTCGATCTCCAGAACAGCGCCCTTCAGGAAAGCATCCTTCAGCTGAGAGGTCGTCATCTGAGTCTTATGAGCAGCGTCAACATATGCCTTGCTAGAAGCAACATAAATGATCACCTTAGCGACATTCTTGTCCTTCGCATCCTTAAAAATCATATCCATAGTGAGTTCTCCTTTCTGCTATCTTAGATTAGTCCTTCTGGACCTCGAAAGCGATGGCGGCGTAGGGACGAGTCAGAGCGCCAGAGCAACGAGTCTCCATCAGATACTTATACTGGTTGTAGTCAATATCGAAGTCATCGAACATGTTGACCTCGCCACCCTTATCGGCACCGACGTTATAGTCGTTCAGGTTGACCAGCAGAGCGTCCAAAGCCTGAGTCTTGCCGGTATCATCACTGCGGGTCAGGCCAACCATAGACTCAATTGTCACGATGCTGTTGACACGCAGGGCGGTGCGCAGCTTCTCGACGGTATCATAGATCACGCGGCCGGTAGTGTCCTCCAGCATCAGCATCTCGGTCAGCATATCCTCAGTGGTATACAGATCGGGGTTGCCGGAGCCCTTGTACAGCTTACGAGACTTCACGACTGCCTTGATAAAGTTCTTGGCATGCTCAGCATCGCTAGTGCCAGCAGTCACGGGGTACTTCACGGTGAACAGCTCAGAATCAGTCCAGACAGGACGAATATTCTGCTCATTGATCTTGTCATCGCTGGAAGCCAGGCGGCCGTCACCGATCAGGATGGCGCGAGCCAGTTCCTCGTTCAGCATCATCCGCATCTCAGACTTCAGCCAGGCAACAACATTAAAGTCGGTAATGTCGAGCTGGTCATCGCGGTCCATCTTCTGCTTCTTATAAATGGTGGTGGGAGTGGTGGTGCGCTTCAGCAGGGAGAAGACCTCCTCCTTCTTCAGCTTGCCCTTGATATAGCCCTTCGCACGAGCTTCATCTTCGGTGATGTCAGCAAAGATGGACTTAATGCGAGAGAAAGGAGTGCGATGGACCTTGCTCATGACCTGAGAAACCCAGGTCTGATCACGCTGGATAAAGATGGGCTCATTGGTCATCTTACGAGCATCGGGGAAGAGATAGCCGACGTTGGTCACACCATAATCACCGTCAGCATGCTGGATAACATCCTGCAGGGCCTCAGCATCATCGCCACCAGCTTCGCAATGCTCCAGAACAGCCTGCTTCAAAGAGCCCAGATGCTTGGCGTCCTTCAGGATCTTCTGCATATCGTCGTGGCTCAGAGTGGGAGCCGCGGCATTCTCGGGGTCAAAGACATTGTGCTTCATATCAGGATTATCCTCCTCATCGTCATCATCGTTGTGTTCAACGCTACCGCCCTTTTCTTCAAGAGCTTTGCCGATAATATAGGCAACGGCGGCCTGCTGCTCTTCATTCAGGGTATCGAGAACATCCTTCACGGTCTTCTCATTACCTTCGGAGTTCTCTTCTTTCTTCTGGTCCTCGTGCTTCAGATCTTCGTCTTTCACTTCGGGGTCCTCCTTCTTTTCCTCATCAGCATGGGCGAGAGTAATACCGCCAGCTGTGAAAATATTTGCATCATCGAAATCGTCATCGCCATCATCACTATGGGTGAGATTCAACTTTTCGATATATGCCTTAGGGTTCGCTCCGGCCAGAACAAGACTTACCTCCTTAATATTGCCATGAGAGACAACATTTGTAAACTTGTTTTTAGTTAGGCGATTTGCATGAATGGAGAATGCGCTTACATCTCCATGGCTTACAAGTTCCTTTGCGGCAATGCCAGCCTCGGTGCCATTGAAAGAAATCTTTCCATAGACACCATCATCACGTGCTTCCAGGTCAGCATGGCCAAGAACAGCTTCGACATCATCATGGATATGCATCCACACCACCGGAACTCTAGCGCCATTTTGATCTGCAAAAGCTCCCTGACTAATTGTAACGCCATCAGTGCATTTCACACCATATCGGGTTACATAGCCTTCGCAATCATACATCTGCGTTTTCTCCTTTCTTTAATAAATCTGCAAATCCACCAGAAGGTTCGTCCCCTTGTTTCTCTTGATTGAGGTTCGAGTTATGCAGTTCATCAGCCTTTGGATCATCAGAAGGTTTAATGCCGATAATCTGGCGGATTTCGTTACTGGTAAGGATCTCGTTTCTGGTGAACTTATCGGCAATCTCAGCAATCTGGCTAACAGGAGTAATGCGGAAGGGTTCAGTAAAGAACATGACAGACTGTCCTTGTGTCCGGGCAGTTTTGGTCAAGAACTTTCGCTTAAACTCATCAGTGATTGTGGATGCCAAAGGTTCGACAGTCTTATTCTGATAATTCAACATCGTCTGCTCGTCGGCTGTACCATCCAAAATACTCTGGCTGAAACCTAACTGGCTATAAAGCATACTCGTTAAATACTCAACCTGCTTCAAGAGGTTATTCTCAACAGAGCGATTGAGCTGAATTACCTTCTCGGTGCTGTCGATATATGCGATACCGAGTTTATTCCCAGCAAGCTGGTCTTCAACAGACTTTCGACGAACCTCGGCCTGCTGCTGACGTGCTTCGCTACGAATCGTATAGGGGAGCTGGATAATCAAATCCAACTTACCAGATCCAGCCTGCTCATCAATTACATCCAAAAGGCGAAGCTTTCGAATAAGACGTTGCAGGGTGGAGTTTGGTGCATTCATTACTGCATAAAACGGGTTTTCAAGGATCGCCGCATCTCTCTTTCTAAAAGTGAATTCCTGGCGTCGGCCCGTTACACTATTGTAAAGACGCACCTTTACATGCTGTGGATACCATTCTACGATTGGACCAACTCTCATTTGCAAGATATCATAAGAGCTGGATACTTCAGGGTCATCTGTTGTTTCGACAGGAACTGCGGCAACAACACCTTCGTCAATCATGGATAAAACCATATCATGAACAAATGCTCGTCCGCTCTGATCCAGGTTTGCTTCAGTCTTAAGAACCTCATTCAAGCCCGTGCTCATTTCTTCCTTAAATCGTTCATTCTCATCAAGGCGAACATGTCGAAATTTCAGTGATGCAACATCCAATGCGATCCGATTGTAAATCGCATTCACAATTGTTTTCTCATTGTTGGATGATAGAATCACTCGGTCAGCCCGTTGAGAGTCCCCATAGCCCAATCGCCAGGACATATCAGTCATCGGGTCCCGATTTTTAAAGACGTTCCACGCACGCCTTATTCTGGAACCAAAAGATAGATCCATGCGGGGGTCCTCCTTATTAGGGGTATGCACTCATTTTGAATTTTATCCGCGACGTCTCTCGCGAGCCTCGGCAAGACGATCATTAAATGCATCCAATTCCTTGAGATACATTTCGAATTCATCTTTCTGTTTTTTGGCGAGTTTCATATCTACTTTTGCAAAATTGCTCTCCATAGCTTTGTACCACTTGGCACCTTTTTGAGCACGCCGAATTGTTTTTGCACTTCTTCCCTCGAGTTTCTTCTCAAGTTTCGAAGTATTCCGACGACCTTTAAAAGCACTCATACGACGCTGAGAAATAGTATAAGAGAGACTTCGTTCTGCATTCTTGGCTTTGTCATACTTTTCGCGATTCTTTTTGGCTTTTGCAGAGGATTTTTCATATGCCTTTGCTGGGTTATGCCGAATCCCCCATTTCATGCCGAGAACACCATAGTGATAAAGCTCTTCTTGTCCGCAAGGACCGTAAACAGCCATAATTTTCCTCCTTCCTAAAGAAATTAATCAAAGAGATCTCGATTCAGCTTCCATGCAATGTAGCCATCCATCATAGCGGCGACAGCATCAATCTTCTGATCGTATCTCTTTTTATAAAGCATGCGGTTACCGTTTACATCTTCCAATGTAATACAGTTACCCATAGAGTATGTCATCAGCTGCTCATCAAACAGCAATGCTCGATCCTCAGAAAGCTTCTTAAGTTCACCAAGAGGAACAGTTTCAGTCTTCTTGCCCTGAATAACTTTCTCAATGCCGAATGGGCCATTCTCTTGAGCCCAGCGAGCAATGAAATCCGTACAATTGTAAGGATCATAGCCAACAGCACGAACATCATAGTTATTCTGGATAATGAACTCATCAAGATCCTCATAAATCTGCATAGGATCGAGTGTTGTTCCATCCAAAACAATCAAGCTTCCCTCTTCCATGAATTCTTCATATTTCTGCCGCATCGCAGGATTTAGCTTCATGACTGTTCGACTAGAAATATAGTTTCTGGTCTTAATTCCGAATTGCATACCTTTAAGCGGAAACAAAAATGTGAATGCAAAGAAGTCATCACCCTGAGAAGCATCAATTCCCATAGCGCAAGGCATACCATAATACAGTCGTTTCGGATGGCAAATTGTCTCCTCATACGGAAAGTAGTATGTATAGCCCTCCATGGGAAGTCCAAATCTCTTAGCAAGAATATCATTTCTTGCAGAAGGAACTTTTTCGGCACGCTCAACATCTTGCTGATAAGCATCATAGCTCACGCTGATTCCAATATTGGGGTTTGCCTTAATCCACATCGCCGGGTCATTGATCTCGTCAATGCTATCAAGTTTATACCACCAAATAGAGACATGTGGGTTCTGATACTCTCCTTTTAGGATCGATTGCAACTCCATTTTGATTGCGTCGCCGACACCATTTCGTACAGTACCTTCAGAAGAAGTTGCCACGATCTGGTAGTCTTTGACTTTTGAAGCACCCTGTTCAATAGCGCCAATAGGATCTTCACGAATTTCGCCAGAAAGCCACTCGTCGACTGTTGCATACTTGCATCGTAAGCCCTGAAGCTTATCAATACTCAAAGGCCGAATCTCAATCAATGAGTTCGTCATGAAGTTCATGATGCCCTTCTTGGTCGATGCCAATTGACAGCGATTTGCTTTGCTTCCGGTTGTATTTTGCAGAGACCCAGCAGTAAGCATCTTAAAGACAGGCCCACGTGCACGTGAAATTGCCGTTACCAGAGGAGTGGTTGTCTCTTCGGCAAGCCGCATAGTCGGCGCCACCACAATCTGCTGAGTTGTTGACGTGTCACAAATCTGACCATAAGACTGTATGCAAGAATCATAGAGAGATTTCGCCGCGCCACGCCCCACAATCAGATACTGCTTATGGATAAGTCTTCTTTTTAACTTTCTGGTAACATATCGACCGCCTTTACCTTGAGGATCCGGAACATAAGTGCTCCGAGTTTCAAAGTAAAACCAACCATATAATTGTTCGCCCCAAAGTTTAAAGGAATCCATCATCTCAAAGTCGGATCCATCTGTTAAGACGAGTTCGCTTTCGCAATATGCGATCCAACCCTCAACAGGAGCCGGATCGTAATATACGCCCGGGTTCCGAATCAGTTCATCGATTCGGTTCATCTCCATCGATATCTCTCGATTGACGGGGATTTCTCCTGCCAGCACCTTCTCCCGGAATTCGCCGTAGTAGCGAGGCACTGCAGTGTTGGATAGATACTTTGACATTAGCCACCCTTCCGCTTCTTTTCAATGTCCATTAACTTCATAATTGATTGATAATTCGCATAGGCTTTCTGTGCTCCGCCCATAATATTACCAATATTTTGAGAAAGATCAGCAATATCTTTGGAACCGGATTTCATCTTATCAATCAATCGCTTACCCTTATCAACAGTAGCCTTAATTTTCTGGGCTTGCTGCTGTGCCTGCTGTTGCTGAGATTGCTGATTGGAAGGATTCAGCATACTCATATATGTTTGCTCAAGTCGAAGTCGATTGATTGCGCGAACCAATTCCTCATCAGACATTTCTTTTGCTTTCTGACTGGGTGGTTTAGCGGCTTCTTCTTTCTTTCGCTCTTCTTCTGCCCGAACAGCAGCTTTTCGTTTAGCTTCTCGAATCTCTGCATCACGTTTTTCAGCTTGCAGTCTTCGATGTTTTGCCCAAATGCTTTCAGGTCTTCTTGAGGTCGCCTTCGGAGCAGATTCATCTTTGTTCAAACGACGCTTTTTTGGGTTGTCCTGATACGGTTCTTTTCCAGAGCCATACGGATACCGACCCGACTTCCTCGGAACGCCGTAATGGTAAAGTTCATCGCCATATACAGCCATGTAAGCCCTCCTTTCCTAGGAGTAAATATGCTAAAAATTTAAGCATCATGTAAATTCATTGGCTATCGATTACAGAGTTGCTGAATTTGAACAAACCAATCGTATAATACGTATTGGTATCACGAAGCATGGCTTTTGCATAGTCTGGCTGCAATGCTGTAAATGCTGGATCATATGGAGTAAAACCGCTAGGCAACTGATTGAACTGAATTCTTCCATAAGGAACTCCATCTAGAGATGTTGCATAGAGTTGAACTCTTCGTAGCATAGAAACGGTAAGAATATCAGAATCATAGTCACGATAGACACTGATTCCAACACCAGTAAGCCCAGTTCCACCCCAAATAATACCAAAACTATCAGCACCATTCTCGTTCTTTGGCGTTCCAGAAATAATTGCCAAATCCATTTGGCTAGCATTCAAATCGGCCGCCCGTTTTAAATTCGGAATGTTAAGCTGATCAGCAATTGTGGTCTTTCCATCACCAGTATAGGTTGCTTTGGAATAATCCATAGAACCAGTTGCAGCACCTGCTCCAAACTTTGCAGCAATCAAACCATAAAATAGATTCAGACCGTCGGGATCAAGGAAGGCAGCCATTTTGAGGTCACCTCCATCATTCGCTTGTTCCAGCAACAATCTGGTCAATCGTGTCATTGCTGATCGAACTAACCTCAATCTTGGAACCAAGTGGATCCCAAGTGCCATCAACAGTCCACGCATAGTTCATGTCGTCCGACGCGACGTTCCACACATCGCCGACCTCATTGCCAGTAGTCGGGAGGTCATCATAAGTCGGTTTGGTGCCTTTCGGACGATAAATACTCGTGATATCAGACTTCTTAGCAAAGTTATTATTAGCATCGTCAAGGCTCAATGCGCCAACCTCAGCGGCTGTGTAAGTCGGCTTGGTAGGATTCTTTGCCCATGCAGGAACCGTCGGGTCAGTCTCAGTGTAAGACTGGAGTGCTGTATCCGCTTTCTCAAGAGAAGTCTTAACAGAAGGTGCGAGATCGTCTTTCAGAATCATACTCTTGAATGCACAAGTTCCAAAGTCATTCATATACTTCAGAATTTTACCGGCAATGGTGTTGAATGATTCACCAGAGACAATGGTTTCTCGCTTATTGGGAGCTGTGAATGTAACTGTTACGCTCGAGGCGTCGCCGTTCGTTGCGAGCCGAGTTGTATCAGTTGGATGAACGTGATCGCCTCTTGCGAATGCGGACTCAGTACCAACACTGCCAGATCCAGAATCAACCTTAGGAACCGTGTTGGATGCCGCAACTCCATCAGGAACATCGGCAAGGGTAATGTAATTCTTATCGTTTTCAAGCTGAGATACTTTAGAAGGAATTTTCTTTTCCGTAGCAGATGCAGACGTGGAAATTGCATCAGTTATCTTTGCCCATAAATATCTCAGACCGGCTTGATCAAGAAAATTAGGAGTAGCCATAATCTACCTCCTTCTTTAAGAATATGTGCCATTCACAATTGCTTGTATCGTTTCTGCAGAAATAGTTGTACCCAGAATTTCGCGGAGGCCTTTGCCATCGGTATCATGAATGGCATCAATCACCGTTTGCGGATAAATAACCTCATCAGTTTTCTGATCGGTTAGGGTTGTTATTTTAGCCATTTAAGAGACCTCCTTTATGAGCTCAATTTCCAAATGCCATTTATTTTTGCATAGACGGAATCAATATTTTTCCAGGATCCATTTATTTTAATAAACGCATCAGAACTATTCTTCCAAGCTTCAGAAATTTTTGCAGGAAGATTCAGCGATTGAACTTCATTAACGGTGATACGAACATGGCCATTACCACCATGGCCGGTTTCTTTTCCAGTAGAAACTGCTCCAAAGGAAACGTTACCAGCCTTTGTAACAGCATTTGCTAAGTAGTACTCTGTTCCCAGTAAATATCCAGTAGGAGCATTACTTCCAGTCCATACAAAACCAGAACCGCCACCGCCGCCTCGGTCATCATCGCCAGAACTATCAGGATAGGCACCACCGCCGCCATACCAACCACCGCCACCAGCTCCGCCATATCCAGAAGATCGATTCAGGCCGGCGCCACCTTTTCCAAAAGTTCCATCATTTCCACTACCACCAGTGCCTCCAGTAGTCTGTGTACCACCACCACCACCAGTGCCATAATTCTCAGAAGAACTTCCGCCACTAGTTCCGCCGCCATACATACCTTTTTTATCACTAGCACCATCGGATCCGCCACCACCAGCAACAATCACTCGAGCATAGAGGCTGTCGGTTCCAATACGAATATCAGAAGCACCGCCACCACCATAATAAGATGGTCTAGAACCACCGCCATTAAATCCACCATTTGTTCCGCCTGTATTGCCAGAACCGCCAACATAAATATAGAGTAAGGTTGGCTTTACTAAAGTGAGAATACCATAAGACTTTCCGCCTTTACCACCATAACTACTCGAGTCGCGGTATCCACCTTGCGCACCCCAACATTCTAATGTATATTTTCCTTTTGGAAGTGTGACCACCTGAACAGTACCAGTATAAGTAAAATCTAAAATATCACCAACTTTTATATTCATATGATCACCTATGCTTCATACTTAATCCAAATATCGCCATTAGATCCGACTTCAGCAGATGGCTCTTTTGTTGAAATAATAATATTTCGAACTTGAGCAACAGCGTAATCCTCATTAGATTGTGCAATAAGTTTTCCGGTCATTGCCCCGCCAGACTTGTCGAGCTTTGCGCCAAGAGCAGCATTAACCTGTTCTATCTGGCCAGGAATGTCGCCGATTGATTGGCCGAGAACCGCAACGCTTCTTTGCAGATTCTCAAGACCAGTTTCTAAATTAGTAATATCAGTTCCGTGGCTTCCAACTGTTGTTTTCAAACTCTCAACATTAGAATCCAAAAGACCAATGCTAGTTGTATGCCCGCTAACAGTGCTCTCCATACTCGAAACGGCTTGCTGTGCTTTTAGGATCTCAGAAGCCTGAGTCTTGATAGATCCTTGAATGGAAGAAACATCAGAGCCTTTTGCAAAGTAATTTGCAGAATAACCACCAAGAGTATCTGCATTCAATTTCTCGGTTGCGGTGATTGCTGTTGCTGCTTTATAAGAAACTAACTTATCTGGAAGCGTTACCGAATGCGATTCAATAGCAGACAGGATCTTTGCCCACAGATAACTTAGACCTGCTTGATCGAGAAAGTTATTAGTGGCCATTCAATCACCTCGTCGACTTCTTCCAGCGAGACTTATTGATGATCGCATCAATCTGAGCTTCAGTCATCGCGCTAGACTTATTCAGCTTCTCGCTCAGGCTGGTATTCGTCTTCTGGATTATCTCATCCAAATTCGTAATGGCCTTGATAGGATGCTGATTAGGAAGATCACGGTTCTTAAGAACAGAGTGATCCCCAGTAGCAACAGGACTAGCGGGGTTCAGATCGTCATAAGGTTTGTCAACAGCAACGCTAATTCTAAATTCAGATTCGGCGGCTGCGTCTTTTAAAGCTTGCATCTGTGCGGTCGAAGTAGGCGGATCAAAGATCATCTTTACTTTGGCATAAATATATGTCTTCACAAACTGGAGACGAGCATCGCCAGCAGGAATCAAATCTGTCCAAAGCTGATCAGGCCCGTTCACAACAACGCTCTTAGCAGCATCCAAACCGATTTGATAGAGATTTGCTAACTGCGAGTTTATATGCATGATAATGTCAACATCGAAGGGAGTATAATCAGGGGCCGCCCCGATGGCTTTCTTGATGGAAAGCAGAATACTCGACTCGATCTCAGCCTGGGTAAACACGCCCATTAGCGATCCCCTCCTTTCGGTCTTTTCCACGGACAGGTATCGTTAGGTGTACGGTTTAGCACTGGAAATATAGCATTTCGAATGCCACCATAGTGGATAAATCGGTGAGTTCTATCAGAGACGCAGACGACATTGTTCTTAGAAAATATTACAGGGTCTCGAGCTTCGATCTGTTCTGGTGTAATTGGATTTATGTGGTGAATGATGATATCACTACTTTCCAAATCATAGCCAGGAAGTGCAAGATCACAGCCTTCATCTCTGATAATAATATCTCTTCGAAACTTTCGCCACTCATCTGAGTGATAGAGAGCCTGATTCAAATATCGGGACCACCCAAAAGTTTCTTCGCCAATGCATGAATGTGTTTCCAAATATTCAACTCTGCCAATATAGTCAGGAATACTAAGAAGCTCAGTATATGTCTTCATCGTACTCCTCCTCATCCATGTCACCATTATACCGTTGCATAGCTTTCATAGCTGCTTCATAAAGTTCGTCCTGACGGGCCTGTGCACGAATATTATCTTTCTTAGCAGATGCCAATTCGACTTGCTCGGCAAGAAGTTTCTTTTCGAGCCGTTCGCGCGTAGATCCAAGCTTTAAATAATGAGTAATCAACTGAGAGGAAGCAGTTCCATCCCTCAATTGCTGCTCTGCTAGGTCCTCAGCAAGGGAAATAAGGTGCGCTTCCCTAGCTTCTACTGACAGGGCTGGACGATTCTTGGTTTTCGTCTTGTCATTAGCAGCTTTTGCCAATGGTTTCTACCTCCTCTCAGATAGATTTAGTAAGTTATAGAACAATTCTGCCCAGAAAAATGCCTCGGGTTTTATGGAAAGAAAGGACGGAAAGACGGATAGGCCATATAGGAGGCAATCTCGGCAGGAGAAAGATCATGGCAGAAAACCCTAAATAACACAGGAGGTGAATCTGTGACCCGAGGCATTTTCCCGAGCAGAATTGTTCTGGCATTTTGACCCCCGGAGAAATTTCT